AAGGTAGAAATCAGAGATTACACAGGAACCAAGAAGCGTTGTGAACATTGCTTTGCGCCTATTGAAACGAAACCTTGGTGGAAGTTCTGGTCATGAACAATGATATAAAAGAAGCAGTTCGTAAAGCGGTAACCAAAGCCCTCAATGAAATGGGTCTTGAACAGTTCAAGAAAACTTCGTTTTTTGTGAGTAATATAAAATGAGCAAAACATATCTAATTGAAACACGACAGACATTCATCATCGGTTATGCTGTAACTATGGATGACGATATGGATCCAAAGACAATTGCTGGTAAGATCATTGCCGAGACTGGTCATGGTGCAGAATATCCTATAGAACTATATCAGTATGATGCTGGCGAAGTTTTTGAACAATGCATTCCCACAAGCAATGAACAAATACCAAAAGTCTTTAGAGCAAAGAATGACTATCTCAGCCACCTGACTGATGAAGAGATAGCCTTTAGATTTACAATGGATTTTAGAACGAACAAAGAGGAAAAGTAATGGAATCACTATATCAAGAATTTATCTATAAGAGCCGCTACAGCCGCTATCTCCCAGAAAAGAATCGTAGAGAGAACTGGGAAGAAACAATCAATCGCTATCTAGACTTCATGTATATGCATCTACATGAAAAGTTTAGTTATGACATTCCACCAGAACTTCGCAAGCGTCTATTCGATCACATTCACGATATGAAGGTGATGCCTTCTATGCGAGCCCTTATGACTTCTGGTAAGGCTCTATTGCGTGATAACACATGCGGATATAATTGTTCGTTTCTACCAGTTGATGATCCAAAAGCATTTGATGAGGCTATGTTCATCCTACTCTGCGGCACCGGAGTAGGATTTTCTGTTGAGCGTCAGTTTATCAATCAACTACCTGAGATTCCAGATCGTATGTTTGACTCTGAAACCGTTATCGTGGTTCGTGACAGTAAGGAAGGTTGGGCAAAGGCACTTCGTATGATGATTGCCCTACTATACACTGGTGAAGTTCCTAAGTGGGATCTTTCTAAGGTTCGTCCTGCTGGTGCACCGCTAAAGACATTCGGCGGCCGTTCGTCAGGTCCTGGTCCACTTTCCGATCTATTCAAGTTTGTTGTAAAGATTTTCAAGAATGCACATGGTCGTCGATTGACTTCATTAGAGTGTCATGATATTATGTGTAAGATCGGTGAGGTTGTAGTCGTTGGTGGCGTTCGTCGCTCTGCTATGATCAGTCTATCCAATCTTTCCGATGACCGTATGCGTCACGCTAAGGCAGGTGCATGGTGGGAAGCAAATCCGCAGCGAGCCCTATCAAACAACTCTGCCGTGTATAATGAAAAGCCAGAAATCGGATCGTTTATGTCCGAGTGGGTATCACTATACGAATCTAAATCAGGAGAGAGAGGTCTATTCAGTCGTGAAGCATGTCAAAAGATTGCCAAAAGGAACGGGCGTAGAAATAGTGACCAACTTTTTGGCACTAACCCATGCAGCGAAATCATTCTTCGCCCATATGGATTCTGTAACCTTACAGAGGTTGTTATCCGAGCCACTGACACCTTGGAAGATATTAAAGATAAGATTGAAGTTGCGACTATCCTTGGCACTTTTCAGTCTACTCTTACGGATTTTCCCTACCTAAGAAAGATTTGGCAGAAGAATGCAGAGGAAGAGAGACTACTTGGTGTTTCTCTCACAGGCATTTATGATTCCAAGCTGTTCAACAATCCTGATGATAAGGGTATCAGGGAGCGTCTTGCTTCTCTTCGTGACTTTGCTATTGAGGTAAACAATGGACTTGCTACTCAACTTGGTATCAATCCTGCTGCTGCTATTACTTGTGTCAAACCTTCGGGAACTGTTTCGCAACTTTGTGATTCTGCTTCTGGGATTCATCCTCGTCATTCACAGTATTATATCCGCCGTGTTAGGGCTGACAACAAAGATCCGCTAACTCAGTTCATGAAGGACAAGGGTGTGCCATGGGAACCAGATGTTATGAAGCCTGATAGCACAACCGTCTTCTCGTTTCCAATGAAGGCACCAAAGGGTGCTGTGGTTCGTGACGACATTGACGCTATCAAGCATCTAGAACTATGGTCAGTGTATCAGGAAGCGTGGTGTGAGCATAAACCTTCGGTGACTATCAATGTCAAGGAAGAAGAATGGATGCGTGTTGGTGCATGGGTGTATGATCATTTTGACGAAATGTCTGGTGTATCATTCTTACCACATGATGGTGGTTCATATCGTCAGGCTCCTTATGAAGAGATTGCAGAGGATCTTTACAAGGCAATGCTACCAACAATCCCAGAGCATCTAGACTGGGACTCACTTGTTGAAATGGATGATAACGTGGAAGGCGTGCAGACACTCGCTTGCACCGCCGGCTCATGCGAAATCTAAAAAAGGAAAGCAAATGACAGATACAAAAGATATGTTTCACGAAAAAGTTGAAGACCTGCGTGAGGAGTATGTCTCTGCCACAGGACATACCATGAAACGAGAATATGGTACTAAGACTCCTAATGGAAACAAGATGGATGGTCATTGGGTAGTAAGAGATAAAAATAAACGGTTTGTTGATTTTCATACACATTCAAATGATTTGATTGACAAGCATGGACTAAAACCAAAGAAATGAGAAAGCTAGTTCTAGCAATGCTCCTCATGCCTTCACTGGCATGGGGAGCAGACCCGATCGTTCCTGACCCTCACCTAACCCCAGGGGAGGTAGACCCAAACGCTACACTTGAAAAGGTATGCACGACTGGATATACCAAGAAGGTTCGTCATGTGACCCAATCAAAGAAGGATCATGTGTATGAGCTATATAATATTCAGAAGGTGCCGCACCAGTATGAAATTGACCACTTGATAAGTTTAGAACTAGGTGGCTCAAACTCGATGCGTAATCTATGGCCTCAATCATTCTTTACAGAGACATGGAACGCTAGAGTGAAAGACGTTCTAGAGCATCAGCTAAATCGTATGGTATGTGACGGCAAGATCAGTCTAGAGGCTGCCCAGAAAGCTATCGCTACAGACTGGATCAAAGCCTACTGCACCTATTATAACAAACTTCCATCATCATGTTTTGAATATATGAAAGGTAAACAATGAAGCACTTCCTCCTCGCCATGCTACTATCAACATCACCAGCACTCGCTGAAACAAATATCACAGTAAACAAATCAACTCAAACAATGACGGTGGACTCAGATGAAGGACAATACGAATGGCCCGTATCTACGGCTCGTAAAGGATACTACACACCATCAGGATCATTCAGACCCTACTCACTTCAAACCATGCACTACTCCAAGAAATACGACAACTCCCCTATGCCATATTCAATCTTCTTTACGGGTGGTTTCGCTATCCATGGAACTCCTCATGTGGGCAACCTTGGTCGCCCTGCCAGTCATGGTTGCGTTAGACTTCATCCATCGAATGCTCGGACCCTATTCAGCATTGTGAGTAGAGATAACGATACAAGGATTGTAATTCGATGAGTTTATTTCAAAAGGGTGACTTCACCTCACACGCTGGACTTCCACTCGCATGGAAGATTGAATGTGACGCACTAACTGATGATGATTGGGAATGCCTGGCATTTCTAATCTCACAGCGTTGTTCGTTTGGCACTGTCTATGGTATTCCCAGGGGAGGAGTCAAACTAGCAAACGCATTAGAAAAGTATTGCGATCCGACTAGCAAGATTCGCCTTGTCGTAGATGATGTTTACACTACTGGCAAGTCAATGAATGATGTTATGCAGGATGGTGATATTGGCTTCGTTGTGTTTGCTCGCCGTAATGTTATGTTTGATGCATCTCGTTATGTCCGAGCCCTATTCACAATGGATGTATGATCGAGTCCCTTATGGACGATCTAGATTATATTCTGTTAGATCAGTTACATTCGATCAAGAAAAGCAAGAAGGCTGTAAAGAGAATTAGACAACTTACTCCTGACGACCCTCTTGTTTCTCTTGGTGAAGCACTAATAGAAAACCGTATAAAATTTTTTGAGAGTATGGTAAGTGACAAAGCATTATTGCGTAAGAAACATAAAAGAAAGAAACGAAAAGACATAGATATATTGGCAAAGAATCCTGTTTATGATTGGTATAAAACTATCTTTATGGCGTCTACCCTTGGTTATAGGATGTTTATGGGTTCAGTTTCATCATACATGTCTTATTTCAAGAAAGGTAAAACCTAATGGCAGGAGAAAGAGCCGCAATCTTTGGTCAGTTTATTGAGCAACTATCGGAAACAGATATCAACATATTAGAACGTGAAGAAGTTTATAGAGTCTTGTTAGATGTCCTCGAAGAGTTCGACATAAAAGGTATGGATGGATATCTAGACATAGACCCAGCATTTGATGAAGTGTATAACGAAAAGTATCCACCAGAGATAGAAGACTTCGAGGAGTAAACTATATATCCATATGACATGGATATATGAAAACAACCCCTTTGAAGAAATTCCCGACGGTATCATTGGATATGTGTATGAGATTACATGTATACCCAATGGTAAACGATACATCGGCAAAAAGAACTTTTACTTTTCCAAGACGAAACAAGTCAAAGGTAAAAAGAAAAAGTTCAAGGTCGACTCTGATTGGAAGACCTACTTTGGTTCTAACAAAGAGATTCAAGAGCATGTTGCCCTATACGGTGAACACAGGTTTGAAAGAAAGATTTTGCGCCTGTGTTCATCTAAGGGTGAGATGTCTTATTACGAAACCAAATTCATCTTTGAAACCGATGCGATCATATCTGAACAATATTACAATGACTGGTGCATGTGCCGAGTTCGTAGGTCGCATGTTGTGAAGAAAGGCAAATCATGAGAATCATAATCTATTCCAAGGACCAATGTCCTTACTGTGACAATGCCCGAGACCTACTAAAGCGTTTTGGAAAGGAATACATTGAATACAAGTTGGACAAGGACTTTTCGAGAGCCATGATCAAGGAAGTATTCCCAACAGCTAAAACATTCCCAATAATAACACTTGACAAAACCTACATCGGGGGTTATAATGATCTTTGTGAAATCGCAAAGGAATGGTAATGAAAATCGCTTATGGTTCCGATCTACATCTAGAGTTTGATGGGAACAAGCATGTCAATCCGCTACCTATCTATAATCTAGAGGATGCTCATGTTCTAATTCTAGCTGGCGACATTCTTCTAGCGTCCGATCTAAATCTTGCTATGCAGGAATTCATGGACACTGTTTCGAAAGAGTTTCCATTTGTTCTATATGTCATGGGTAATCATGAGCATTATGCCGGAGACTTTTTAGAAACAAAGTCGCTACTAAAGAAGTATATCAGTCCATATAGCAATGTCGCACTACTAGATAATGAATGTGTTCTGTTGGATGACACTGCTTTCTTTGGAGGCACTCTATGGACTGATCTAAATCGTCGTGATCCATATGTGGTCGATGTTGTAGCACAAGCAATGAATGATTTTCAGTGTATTCAATATGGCGACCGAATGTTTCGTGCTAGAGATACATTGACTGAGCATGACAAAACTCTAGATGCTCTAAAGGATGCTTTGTCTAAAACAAAGGCATCTAAGATGGTTGCGATTACTCACCATACACCATCATCCAAATCGTCTCATCCTCGATATGCTGGTGATCCGACTAACTATGCTTACTACTCTGATCTAAGTGAATTGATTCTTGACAATCAAATCATCAAGGCTTGGATTCATGGTCATACACATGATCAGTATGATTATATGATTGGAGAGACAAGGGTGCTTTGTAATCCTCGTGGTTATAAAGGCATTCAATCAAGTGCTGATACATGGCAAGTGAAATACGTGGAGGTCTGATATGAATCGTGATGAAATCGCTACATGTGTTCTAGAGATTGTCGAAGACTTTATCAAGAAACAGAAGATTGGTTGTGCCGAAGATGTTTACCAATCAGATTGGGTAAGCGAAAATTCACTTGATCTAATCGCAGAACTATGCGAAGCTGTTGGATATTATGAAGAGGAAAAAGAAAATGTGGAATAAGTATGAACTAAAGGAAACGCTGCGTAATGGTGTGTATACCGTTGTCTTTGAGAAGGTCGATGGAACGGAACGCAGAATGGAATGCACCCTTGATCCTACTTTTATGCCTGCACAGCTCTTGACAGAGCAGCAGGAAACTGCTAAGATCAGAAACGAAAATGACGATGTGCTAGCCGTATGGGATACGCAAGCAAAGGGTTGGCGTTCGTTCCATGTGAGCAAGATCAAGGAGGTATCGTAATGGCGCATCCGCATAAAAATAGACCTCGAAAGGGTCGTCGTAAGATTGGTTCTTCAAAGCGTAAAGCTAGAAGACTAAAAGGAAGAAAGAAGTAAATGCCTACAAATATACCACCAAGGTTTGGAGTGAATGATATGAATACGAAGAATGTAAAGGTCATTTCGATCGGTTCGAATGATAATCCTATCAACTTTATGGATGGTCTATCTCTTCTATTCATTGGGTTGAAGTTAACAGGACACCTAGATACTTGGAGTTGGGTAGAAGTTTTGTCTCCTCTATGGGGTCCTTTTATGATAGTATGGTTTATTCGACTAGTGGTATCCACGTTTTTTAAAACTGACGAGAATGAGGAATAACAATGTCTGCGGATAACGGTATCTATGTTCTGTTCACAGAATCAGAAAAGGGTCCTGAATATCGTGTCGCATATGCTCACGCTATCGACAACATTTACGGAAAATATAACGACGAACTAGGACGGTACGAAGGAGACATTCCTTCTATCGTTTCCGTCTTTGGTGAAGCAAATGTTTTCTTTTCCTTGAATGAAGCACTTGACTTTGCCGAAGAACTAGAGTATGGTAGAGAACACTACCTTGAAGACGGAATTTGCGTCATTAACGAGTTCAAGGACTATGGCTATATCTTCGGATAAGGAGAAAAAGGTGAAAAAGACAACTACCGTTCGTCGGCCGAAATTCGCTGATGAAAAGTACCTCGGCCCGGAACCCACCGTGACCGAGGAATCGACTCAGGTTGATATGTCTAATGCCTACACATGGTTCAATTACTTCTATAACTCGGAGGACGCTAAGTCCTTCACTCTCTCCTACCTTAAGTCTATCAAGTATGACAAAGACACAATTAAGAAACTGTCAAAAGCAAAGCCAATCGATCTACACAACATTGGATGGAACTGTCGGCTCCTTGCAGGCGGGTCCATTCTCCCTGATAATGGTTGGGAAAGGGTCGAGCAACGTATTAAAGCAGTTGCAGACTCAATCACAATCGTTGATGAAATTGAAGAAGATGGCCCTGTCCTAAAGGTCATCTCAATTCAAGATCGTATCAATAACAAAGCGTCTGACCTGATCGGTGAACTGGAAGAACAGATGGACGTTTTCTTCAAAGAAGGAGTCGTTCAATTTGACGTTAAGAAGTGGTCCCTTGAGAAGGGAATTAAACCGCAAATTGCGAAGAGGATTGCAGAACACTTCCGTCCTCAATACGAAGAAATCACCCAAGCCATCGAAGGCAAAGACAAAGAGTTGGCTGAGTCATATAAGTGCTGGCGTAAGCCGGTTCTTAAGATCATGGTTCTTTTCATAAAGAGAATCATTGATCATATGATTGAACTAGATTCAGCGGGGCAGGCTGTTCGTAAGCCACGTGCCAAGAAGGTAAAGCCTGCTGGACAGTTGGTCGCTAAAATGAATTACTGCAAGTCTGCTGATACTCTAACGAGTGTCGAACCAAAGGAGATTATCGGTGCTTCACAGCTTTGGGTCTATAATCATAAGACTCGCAATCTTTCTGTTTATAATGCCGTGGGTCATTCGGGGCTTAGTGTCCGAGGGACTACCATTACAGGATATGATGAAGCTACTTCTATCACGAAGAAACTTCGTAAACCAGAAGCAGTAATCAAGCCGCTGCTTGAAGGCGGTAAGATTTATCTTCGCAAGGTGATGGAGAATATCACTACGAAGGAAGCAGCGGCTAATGGTCGTATCAATGCAGAAACAATTCTATTGAGAGTAGTAAAATGACAGAGGAAACAATTCACACACTAATATTAACGTGGGTATATGCAGGAGTTGGTGCTGCTGTGTTTAGCCTCGTCCTCCTATTCGCAGTAATGTATTATACAAACAAAGAGAAGAATAATGACAGAGAAGGTAATTGAGTTTCCTAAGCATAAGGTTGTAAGAGATGTGCCTGGTGCTGTATTAGAAGAACGCAATAGGCGTGCTGATCAAAAGATGGCAGATAGCATTGTCGATGAATTGACTGGAATGATCATAACCGAACTAGATAATTATTATGTTGAGGTTGAAAACAAGCAGTTTGCTAAAGACCTGGTTTTAGTTGCCGATTCTATCAAGGCTTGTGTCTATCGTTCTTTCGGACTAGACCATCATCTGCATCCCTTTATCGACGATAATGTTAAACTGATTGAAGGTGATGTTTCCTCGATGTCAAAGGAAGAGATTAAGGAAAAAATCGAAACCATTATGAGCGAACTATCACAAGCAAAAGAAAAACTTGACACTGACGAGGAAGAGTGATAGAATATAATTCACTCAATAAGGAATAAATCATGTCTTACATGTTGATTGACCTCAACCAGGTTCTAATCTCAAATCTAATGCAGTATCTCACTAGAAACCCAACATACGTTGATGCCAACGGTGTTACCGTAAAGGCTTCTAGTTCTAATATCAATGAGAATATGATTCGCCATATGTGTATCAATACCATTCGCTCTAATGTGAAGCAGTTTCGCTCCAAGTATAAGAATGTGGTTCTCTGCTGCGACTCCAAGCACTATTGGCGCCGTGATTACTTCCCCTTCTATAAGGCGCATCGTAAGCATGACCGAGAGGCATCAGGTCTTGATTGGGATATGATCTTTTCTGTCCTTAATCGACTTCGTGACGAACTGCGAGACAACTTTCCGTATAAAACACTTAACATTGAGGGTGCCGAGGCCGACGATGTTATTGCTGTGCTTACTGCTCGACTTGCTCCACATGGGGATATTCTTATTCTATCATCTGACAAAGACTTTGGCCAGTTGCAGAAGTATCCTAATGTCAAGCAGTATTCTCCTATCCTAAAGCGTTTCATTCAGATCGATGATCCGCAGCGTTTTGTGCGTGAGCATATTCTAAAGGGTGATCGTGGTGATGGCATTCCTAATTTTCTATCTGCCGATAATACATTCGTTGCAGGTGAACGCCAGAAACCTCTTAGCAGTAAGAAACTGAATGAATGGGTTACGCAGGATACGTCTAAGTTCTGTACCACAGATAATCTACTACGTGGATTCATGCGTAATCAAACACTTGTTGATTTCGACTATATACCTAGCGAGATTCAGGCCAACATCGTTACAGCATTTGACGAAGCAAAGCCTGCAAGCAAAGAGAAGATGCTAAACTACTTTATCGATAAGGGTCTTAAGGTTATGATCGAATCGATAAGTGACTTTTGAGGATAACATGGCAATCAAAAACATTTACGAAGTCCTTAACGAGTTTAAGGCAGTGAAGACTAAACAAGAAAGGATCGACGTTTTACGAAAGAACGATTCTTGGGCGCTCAAGATGGTGCTACAGGCAATCTTTCATCCGAACGTCAAGTTTAATGTCAAAATTCCTGACTATAATAAAATCGATGTGCCGCCAGGTATGTCATATAATCACATGACCGATGCTCTACAGAGAGCGTATCTGTTTCAAGAAGGTCACCCTAAAACACCACCAGCACTGACCGACAAGCGCCGAGAAGAAATCCTTATTCAACTTCTCGAATCTCTTGAGCCACCGGAAGCAGAAGTTTTTGCTAACATGCTACGAAAGGATTTGAAAGTTCCATATCTAACTCAGGCACTAGTGAATGAAACGTTCCCCGGAATACTACCGCAATCGTAAAAGACTGAAAAACCTAACGTATGATACCGACAACTTCAATACTACAATTGACGATATTCATATATGGTTTGATATCCTTAACGAACAGTTGTTCGGTAACAAGTTGCAACCATTTGGTAAAATCTCGCTTAAGCGCCATAAAAATGTTCATGCGTTGTTTCATTATTGGCCTCGCAAGGAGAACAAGCCAACAATGCTGGAGATTAATCGAAAGTTTGAGAATAAAAAATTCTTTGTCGAAATCCTGGCACATGAGATGGTTCATCTGTTTCAATACCAATATAATGAACCACTAGGACACGGACCGTCGTTCTTCGTATGGAGTGACAATTTTTATCTCAAAGGGTTAAAACTACAAAAGGCATCATGACATGAAAAACAAGTCTCCTTCTCTCAAGAATGATCCTCTATATGCAGAGCTATATGAAGAGGACAAAAAATATGGCGGCAAGCGCCTTGAAAGGCCGCAAACCGAAGTTAATAAGAAGAGACCTTTAAAGAATTTAAAAAAAGCATGGATGGAGCATCTAGAGGACTTTGATGAAGTGGACGACTTCTATGAGCATTAACTAAATTAGAATTGTCTAATATTTGACTTAGATCAATTCCTTTATAAAACAATCACTTATAAAAACTCCTTTTAAATCAAACACTTAGAGGTGCGACATTTTGTCGCACCTTTTTTCGCATTTTTCCCTTGCGTTTCTCTCCGAATCGTCCTATATTATATGCATGATGATTCGCAAACGGAAAACTCGCTCAGATCGCAATCACGTTATCTATAGCTTGGCTATTGGTAAGCGTGAGTATATCGGTGTCACGGTTGTCAATGACCGCTCGCCCACTAAATCGCTTAAGCGTCGCTGGCAGAAGCATGTTCAGCGGGCTTACGCCGAAGACAAAGGTTGGAAGCTGTCGCTTGCCATTGTCAAGTATGGTCCCGAAGCGTTCACAGTTGAGGTTGTTCAAGTCGTCCGTGGCAAAGCTGAAGCTCATAAGATAGAGCGTGACCTTATCCGTATCCGCAAGCCTAAGCTTAACACTGATGTTAGGTAGGGTGCGACAAAATGTCGCATTGACTATCGTTCCGTGTCGTGCTAAGATATGTCAAGAATCGTGAAAGGAATATATGATGTCGAATGCTCGCTTCGCTAACAAGGGTCTTCTCAAATCCGACCTTAATACTCTTAATGCCCTCATTAACTATTTTGAGAATGGCGGCACTATCACTGTTTGTAAGGCCGGTAAGCGTTCTAAGGCTAACACTTCGTTCCCGAATATTCACGGTACAGTTTCCCATCGTGGTGCTAAATCCGAAACTCTTCGCAATTCTGGGATAGTATCTCACAAGAAAGGCTGATAAATGAAAAATCGCTTCTATATCTTTCTAATGGAAAATTTTGAAGCGGTATCCGACTTTATCGCTTTTCAAGCTGTCACTAAACTGGGAGTATAAGTATGGTCGTCTTCTATTCGATGTGGTATGATCCCATGCATATGAAATACACTTTCACTCGTTATCTCGGAAATCTCATCCTTGACGATGTTGATATCTCGTATTGGGCTGTTCCTGGAACTCTGGAGGATTGATTATGAATAAGCCGAGAAAGATTATCTCAGGATCATTCTCATATGTTGCAAAAGTCTCTCGTCAGTATTATATTCTGGGTTGGAGAATCGTAAAGCAGAATCGCTGGTCTGATGGTAAGTGGACTCTTGTTATCGAACTGGAGGATTGATTATGGTTATCTATTACACTCGCTGGCTCAATCTTTTTGTTACTGATTACATTATCAGCGATGTGAAGCCATATAGCTGCGATGCATCCTGGTGGATTGTTCCTGGAACTCTGGAGGATTGATTATGATCGTTGTATATTACGCTCCCTGTTTTAACGTTTTTTCTGTTACTGGTTATAATTTCAGCGATGTGAAGCCATATAGCTGCGATGCATCCTGGTGGATTGTTCCGGGTACTCTGGAGGACTAATATGTTTCTTTTGTTTGCTGGTGATATCTACTACCCCTGTGGTGGTTGGGAAGACTACCGTGGTGTGTATGGTTCGGTAGAATTGGCCCGTGCGGCGGTTCAAGAAATGGAAGTAGAATGGTGGCATATAGTCGATGCTGCGGCTGGTCGTATAGTTGAGGAAGGATAAACCATGTTCGTCTATATCGTATTCTATCATATAGCGTATGAGGGAGAATATGTTGAGGGAGTATTCTCATCCTACGATAAGGCTCGTTCATTCGAGTTGGAATTGATCGCCAAGAGGGAGATAACGAGAGCCTCTGAATCAACCAGCATTTGTAAGGTTGAGGTGGATAAGGATTATGGGATGAATGGTGTAGGAGAAGAAGTATGATTGACACTGACAAGTTTGTCCAAATGGTCGCACTGGCTGTAGTTTCCGTGGGTCTTACGGTCGGTGTTCTGCTAATCGCTTATCTCGATGGAGGTATGTAATGGCCGAAGTAAAAGTTGTTCTTCGTAGAGGCAAAGGTGATCGTTCAAAATATCTTTATGCAAATGTCTATGATGCTAATACGGGTGAAATCCTGATCGCAGCGGATGCTGAGTATGTAATTCAATCACTCAAAGAACACAAGCACACAATCGTTGACCTGGAAATGGAGTAATCAAATGAGCGTTACCATCCGCTTGGACGGCTTTCCGCTTTATGCTTTCGTGTCTGAGTGGATGGTCTTTTGCACCTTCGTTGGTGCGTGTGTCCTCTATTTTATTCTTCGTAACTACGGTTCTGTGAGGTATACAAATGGCTAATGTAAAAACATTTTCATTCAAAGTGTTTTATCATAATGGTGATCTAGCAAAAGTTTTCACTGGTCTATCTCGGGTTGCTCTAATCCGTTATAGAAACTGGTATCACAATCTGCCGGAAGTGTCGGCAACCGTAACAACAGAGGAAGAATAAGATGGGTTTTCAGTTCGTAGGTGGTCAGGGTCGTGCGCCGCTAAAGATGTGGTGTGATGGTGTCGAAGTCGAACATGATGCTCGCACCCAGTTAGAGAACATAGCGTCCCTGCCGTTCATTTATAAGCATGTGGCGGTTATGCCGGACGTTCACTTGGGTAAGGGTGCAACGGTTGGTTCTGTTATTGCTACGAAGGGTGCTGTTGTTCCCGCCGCTGTCGGTGTCGATATCGGTTGTGGTATGATGGCTGTTCGTTTGTCACTGACGGCGAATGATTTACCCGACGATCTTTCTTCGCTGCGTTCTCATATAGAGTCCGTAGTGCCGCATGGTCGCACCGACAACGGTGGAAAGAATGATCGTGGAACTTGGGGTGTTGTGCCGCAGAAGGTGATTGGTCAGTGGAATCGTTTAGCTGATCGCTATGCGAAGATTGTCGAAAAGCACCCGAAGATCGCTTCGCATAAGACGGCGGAGTTTATGGGTACCCTGGGAACGGGGAACCACTTTATCGAGTTGTGTCTTGACGAGGACGACTGTGTGTGGGTAATGCTGCACTCTGGTTCTCGTGGTGTTGGCAACAAGATTGGTACGTATTTCATTGAAGCTGCGAAGCGTGAAATGGAGCGTTATCATATCCTGCCGTATCTGCCGGATCAGGACTTATCCTATCTTGTAGAGCATACGACCCTGTTTGATGATTATGTGGAGGCTGTATCCTGGGCACAGGAGTTTGCTGCTCTCAACCGTCAGGTGATGATGGATGCGGTGCTTGACGTTCTGCGTCAGCGTTTGCCGCTGTTTGTTGTCTCTGATGATCGTGCGGTGAACTGTCATCACAACTATATTGAAAAGGAGAACCACTTTGGTGCTAACGTTCTCGTAACCCGTAAGGGTGCGGTTCGTGCCCGTGCTGGCGATCTTGGTATCATACCGGGGTCAATGGGAACTGGTTCTTTTATCGTTCGTGGTAAGGGTAACCAGGAGTCGTTTTGTTCATGTTCTCATGGCGCTGGTCGTCGTATGTCCCGCACGGCGGCACGTAAGGCAATCACGCTAGAAGATCATATCAAGGCGACCGAGGGTATCGAGTGCCGTAAGGATGCTGATGTGATTGACGAGTCGCCGGCTGCTTACAAGGATATCGGTGCTGTCATGGCAGCGCAGGACGACCTTGTGGAAATCGTGCATCGTCTTCGTCAGGTCCTGAACGTGAAGGGGTAAAGCAGAAGCGTAGCAATAACTGTTAGCGAGGACTTAACCATACCAATCACCGACGGTGAGAGAGGAGCAAAAGAGCATGGGTACCCCGTCTAAACACCGAAAGAGCACCACCGGTGCTGCCAACCCTGTCGCTTTTGCCCTTAAAAGCGGGCAATTCAGACAGCGAATAGTCAAGTCCAAGGTTAAATATAACCGTAAGCGTGACCATAAGGGGTGCGACAATCTGTCGCACCCTTTTTTGTATTTTTCCTATTGACCTTTCCGTTCCTTCGTGCTAAGATATGTTCATAATGATGAAAGGAACCCATATGAAACTCAATCCCATCTCCACTAATCAGACCGAACTTGAAATTGGCAAGGGTGTTGTCGTTTTCTTCTCTTATAAGACTCCTGTTGCTGCCTTTGTGCCTGGTGCTGGTTATCTTCGCACGAATCATAAGTGGTCTCGCACCACTTCGAAACATATCAATCAGTGGCTCCGTCGTATGACTGGCACCGCTTCTCCCACTCTTACAGAAGTTGATCAGTCGGTTCTCGACACTCTCGTTGGAGGTATCTAATATGTTTTTATTCTATTATGTCGATAAAAACGGTGAGCGTCATTCTTTTAATCAACTGTCGGAAAGAATGGCAAAACAAATGTATAAGGTCTTTCTTCGTGAAAGCGGTATACATGGTTATAAACAAATAGGCTGGCAAAAAGAAGATGGTTCTTATGCCACGGGAACAACCTGCTAAAGGAGATATCTAATGCGTAAATATACGAATAAGATTATCGAAATGGTCGATGAAGGTTCTCTGGATCGTGATACTCTTATCCGTGACTTGCTCATGTGGATGAGTGAGTATGATGTGGAAGAGTTTTATGATCGTAATCTTAATGATGATGAGGACGAAGACGAGGAGGACGATTATGACGGCCAGCCGTCCGAAATGGACGAGTGGCACGACTTCGATCCAGACTGCTAATAGTCTATAGAAAGGGTAGACTATTGAATAGTCAAGCCAGAGGTAGACTACTCTACCATTTCTATAGACTATGGGTGCGTCATCGTGTCGCACCCTAACCGGGATATTTCCCTTGACTCCTTCCCAAAAGTGTCCTATTATAGATCATAAAGTGAAAAGCGAGGTCTTAACAATATGGCTAATCTGACTATCTCCCCCACTATCGTCAAGGCGCTTCAAGTTATCAAGTTGAATGTTCCTGTTACTCCGACTGAAATTAATGATCATGTCGGTGATGGCGACTATGCTTCTAAACATGTCTGGTATCTCGGTAAGCTCGGCTTCACTGTGACAAAGCAGAAAGACGGCCGCAAGGTTTCGTCTTATACTTTGATCGCAGAACCCGAAAATGCCGAAGCAATTCGCAACACTATTCACGGCGCTGCCCGTAAGGCGGCCGCCCCCAAGGCACCCAAAGCGCCTAAGGCGACTAAAGCGCCCAAGGTTGTTGCTCCCAAGAAAGCGGCGACTAAGACTGCTGCTCCCAAGAAGGTTGCTGCCAAGAAGTCGGTTGCCGAAATCAAGGCTGCTAATCTCGCTAAACTCAAGGCTGTCGGTGCTAAGTTCAAGGCCGATCGTCCCATGACCGATGCGGATATTCTTCGTGACGAGCCGAAGGCTACCACTTTCTCGCTCGACGGTGATTGGGATTCTATCGACGGTCTCGATCTTTCGAAACTTATCTAATAGGTGACTTGATGCATCTCAAGGTAAAGGTCAAAAACCCAGAATATCCGTTTCGGCATCGCTATGCGAGTTATGTCGTTATTCCTGAGTTCAATACCTATATCGGACAGGTCGTCAAGTCAAAGCCGAAAGGCATATCAGATAAGCAATTCATGCTTACAACCGGAGACTATGAATCTCCGGTTCGTATTCTGGAGAAAGACTCGATTGTAGAGGCTTGGGTCAATCGTTCGAAGTGTCAAACAAATGTCCATATCATCGAAGATAAGTATGTGGTGACGCAAGGTCCTCTCAATCGTTATTCTTGCACTTGCACCGCATATCATTATCGTCGTCGTTGTTCCCACATAGATGGAGTGAAATAATGCGCTGGTTCTTTGAATATATGTTCCCCGTCGTATTCGGTCTCATGCTTGTGTTTGTATTCGGCATGATTGGTGTCAATATGTATCTCGGGTATCAGTGTTACAAGTCTAATGATCCGACTAGCACTGCCTGTTTTATGGTGACTGCTAATCAACAGACTATCAACCTGAATCAGAGGATGCAGTAATGATGTATTATGTTCTTCACTTTGATAAAGGTGAATTTGTAATTCACCCGACTGCTGAAAAGGTTGCTACCTACCTTTTAGGTAAATCTGTCAATCATGTTATAATCTTCAAGGCTATTCCTGAATTTGTTGGTGCAAAGATATATATTCCTTCTGACGGTGATGTGACAAAGATTCAAGAGGAATTGGAGGCTCTATTATGACGTTTTTCTATTCAAGAAATCCTGAGAAGGCGCTTGTTGAAGTGAAAGAACATTTGTTTGAACGTCTCAACATTCTTCGTCAGTGTCTTGGTCCTTCAGATGAATATGGAGATGATGTCCAGAACCAAATGCGTAATGAGATATCCTTTCTGGAAGATATGCTTGATATGATGGAGCGGAGTTAGTATGGAACGCTTTCATTGGAACGGCAGCAAAGAAGTTCGCCGCAAGTATTGGTACCGAGGTAAGCGAAGACAGTTCTGGCATTGGGGTTATGACTGGTATCATTATCTTCTGCAAGATGCTCATGATCGGAGACCTATAAAGTGACACACCATCACAAGCTGTATAAGATCGACTCCAACGGCAACACCCGTGTTTGGTGGATTGAATATGACAATGAGAAATATCGCACTCACTCTGGCATTGATGGCGGTAAGATCGTTGTTTCTGGTTGGCAGTATCCTACTGAGAAGAATGTTGGCCGCTCGAATGCGACCACTGTAGCGGAACAGGTGCTTGCTGAGATTGGGTCTGAGTATATAAAGAAGATGCATCAGGGTAAATATCACGCCACGAAAAATGCAACTGCAAAGGGTGCTGGCTTCATTGAATGTATGCTGGCTGACAAATATAATCCTAAGAAGCATACCAACTTCCCTTATTACTCACAGCCTAAGTTCGATGGTGTTCGCTGTCTCGTTTCTAAAGACGGTATGCAGTCACGCAATGGCAAGCCTATTGTATCTGCTCCGCATATTCATGAACAATTGGAGTCATTCTTCAATGTGTTTCCTGATGCCGTGCTTGATGGCGAGTTGTATAATCATGATCTAAAACATGACTTTGAAAAGATCATCTCGCTCGCTCGTAAGACAAAGCCGACTAAAGAGGATCTGGAAGAATCAAAAGAAATGATTCAGTATCATGTGTATGATATTGTTGATCCTACAATGACCTTTGCAGAACGCAATACATTTCTACACAATGTATATGGATTCTGGTGTAAGATGATTCAGCCAGTCTCGACTGTCAAAGTGAATGACGAGGAAGAGATTCAATCTTATCTTGGAGCGTGTCTCTCTGAGGGATATGAAGGTATGATGCTTCGTGATCCCGAGGGATATTACGAGGGTAAGCGTTCAAAGGGTTTGCTCAAACATAAGGAGTTTGAGGATGCCGAGTTTCGTATCGTTTCTATCGTAGAAGGAAATGGTAACTGGGCTGGTCGTGCAAAGTCTATCGAGATTGCTCTTCCTGACGGAACGACTCAGTTTTCCGGAGTGCGTGGGTCATTTGACAAACTCGAAGAAGTGCTGTATAATGCTGATTCGTATGTCGGCACTGATGTTACCGTGCGGTATCAGAACAAGACGGAAGACGGTAAACTGCGCTTTCCCGTAGTCGTTGCATTCTGGAAAGGTAAGCGTGATGTCTAATGATATCGTCTATTACAAACTGGTAAAAGAGACCATTCCATATAATCCTGATGCTTTTGTGACTGCTGCTGTCTGGTCGTGTGCGCTTTGTGATGAAACTATTAGCGGTCATAGTGGTCCTGGATGTGGTGAGATTTGTGTTCAATGTGCTATAGATATTCGTTCAAATAAATTAAAATACAAGAGGGAACTATGACCGACGAAACGTTCACTTTTACAAAAGAAATGATATCGTGCGCTCTGGTGGCGAATGGATACTATACTCTATGGAATGAGGACAACTGGGTGCCACCGGATTCTAAGAATCCTGACTGGGCAGGTATGTCTATGATGGAAGCATTCAAATCCCTTCTCCGTAAAAAGAATATGGCGTAAAAAAAGAGGGAACTATGAATCATATTGAAAGACTCGAACACGACCGTATAAACGCCCGCTTTGATGCTTTAGAAAAGCGTATCAACGAACTAGAACAGAAATGGAAAGATCAAGAAACTGAAATAAGCGTAGGATGCACTAATCTGGTGACGAAAGATTATCTTGACCAAGAAATTTCTTGGCGCCTACGTTCATATAAACATAAGTGAGAGGGAACTATGATCATTGAAAAGACAATCACTCAAACTGTGCAAGTAGATGTATATTGCCGTCCTATGCACTGGGCAGTTGTTACAGTGCCGTTATCAGGTTATCCTGATAATCCATATGTGATGGCACAGTTTCATTCTGAGACAGATGCTAAGTTCTTTGTGGATAACCTTCCGCCTCAGGGTCTAGAAGTGAGAAAGATTGTTTCTCATGACTGATGAAGATAAAGATAGAGAAATTTTTGAAATATTGATGGCACATTATGGATTTCGAGATGTTGTGCTTTGTCTTCAAGGTGCGGCATTTCGTTTCCGTGCTTATCATGATGGTGGTTGGCTTGAAGGATATCGATCTGATCCTGTGATCTACTGGGGTGCATAATGCTTGACTCTCTTCGTCAAATCGCATATAATGAAGGTTATGAATGTTGTGCGGAAAACATTCTATATCTTTCCGATAATCCGTATGTTGGTGTGTCCGACGAACTTGCTCACATGTTCAGTGAAGGTTGGTGGGATGCATTCTATGAGGACCTCGAAAAATGAATATCTTCTATATCCATAGTAATCCTAAACTCTGTGCCGAGTGGGCTGTTGACAAGCATGTGGTCAAGATGATTCTTGAAGCGGCACAGTTGCTTTCTACGGCGCATCGTGTGCTTGATGGCATCGAGTATATTGACGCATCTTCTGGTCGTAAGATCAAGCGTTGGCGTCTACCTGATAATCGTGATACAGAAATGTATTCAGCCACGCATATCAATCATCCAAGTGCTGTGTGGGTCCGTCAGTCCAATCACAACTACAACTGGCTTTGGTGTTATCTTCATGAGCATTGTATTGAATACACTCGTCGTTATGGCAAGAAGCATAAGGTTGAGACAAGCGGTCTATTGAATGTTCTGTCACAGCCGCCACGCAACATTCCTATTGCTCATAAGACGCAACCACCAAGTGCGATGGACGCTAAATATATCATTAGCGAAGACTCTATAGTGAACTATCGCAACTACTACAAGGTTGGCAAGGCGCATCTTCATTCATGGAAGGCGCCTGCTACGCCACCAGACTGGATTATGGAGAACTAATGCCCACATATTCGTTCAAGTCAAAAGATACTGGCGAGACATTTGACATTTTTATGGGAGTGTCTGAATTAGATCAGTTCATGGAAGATCATCCAGAATTTGAAAAACTTTTGTCTGCACCACATTTTCTCGGTACCAACATGAATGGCGGAATGCTAAATAACAAAACATATGATCCAAAGGATAATGCATAATGCCTAATTACACATGGTGCCATAAAGAGACTGGCGAAGAACACACAAACACAATGACGATTGCAGAGCGTGACGAATACGAGAAGAACAATCCGCATCTTCGTCAAGTTCTGCGTAACTTTACAATGTGTGATCCTGTGAATATTGGCGTCACCAAGCCGCCAAGTGATTTCCAAAAGTATATTCTTGGTCGTGTCAAGGCTTCTGTACCACAAGCAGATGCAGTAGCGAGCAAGCGTTGGGACATTCCTAAGGAGGTCTAGGCTGTCAAACAAACATTTCAGTAAAAGGTTTAGAGGTCGCTCCCGTAAAAAGGAGTCGACCTCTTTTTGTTATGATGATGTGACCAACAATAACAACAAAGGTCAATATATGTCTAGAAAGCAGAGAAGAAATAACCAAAAGCAGCAACATGAGAATCAGGCTGAAAGAAACCATTTCGAACTTCGTCATATCAAACCTCTAACAGTAAATCAACAGAGAGTTTGGGACGCATACGAAGCGGGTTCTAATCTTATGCTACATGGTTATGCCGGCACCGGTAAAACTTTTCTATCCTCATACCTAGCTCTAAAGGAGGTTTTAATAGACGAGACATATAAGAGGGTCGTTATCATCCGCTCAGTCGTTCCATCCAGAGACATGGGATTCTTACCTGGCTCTGAAAAGCAAAAGGCGGAAGTTTACGAACAACCCTATCAAGAAATCTGTGACGATCTATTTGGTCGTGGTGATGGATGGAAGATTCTAAAGATGAAGCGATTGGTTGAGTTTACCACAACATCGTTTCTTCGTGGAACAACCTTCAATGATTCAATCATCATTGTTGACGAATGCAATAACATGAACTTTCAGGAGATTGATACAGTTATGACTCGTATCGGTACCAACTCACGTATCATCTTCTGTGGTGACTATCGCCAGTCTGATCTACACAAGCCACATGATAAGACAGGCATCAGAGAGCTAATGTCTATCACTCGTCGTATGAAGTCATTCGATCATATCGAGTTTGAAATGGAAGACATTGTGCGTTCTGGTACAGTCAAAGAGTATATCATTCAGAAGACTGAAATGGGGCTATAACTAAATACTAAAAACCCAGGGAGGATTACCGTGCTTAGATTTTTTGAGTTCTTACAAGAGAGAAATTTAGAGGAGGGTAATCCTCTCGCTCGGGTACATAAGTTTGAAAAGAAGGATCGTCCAACCGCTGCTATCACTGGCTATCGTGCTGGCAAGTCTGATACTGAGAATAAGGCAGCGATGAAATCATTCGACAAGGACCTTCGTGCTAAAGGCTACGGTTTCCGTAAGTCAGAAGGTACCTGGGAAGGCGGTAAAGAACCATCACGATTCGTTACCGCTAAAGGAAAAGGAAATCGTCATGTCAAGCAGTTTAAACGAGACATGACAAACCTTTCCGCAAAATACGATCAGGATGCGGTAGCTATCCGTCACAAGAAAACAACGAATCTTGTCGGTACCAATGACACTGGGTACCCAGGTCGTGGCAAGGTTGACAACGTGGGTAAGACAGTATATAATAAACAAGATGCAGACTTCAAAACGGAATTCCGTCCTTCGAAGCCAGCAGGAAAGCGTCCGACGTTCACAACAAAGGAATGAGTGAATGACCAACTTTGACATGATCCGTGAAACGGTAGCATACAAGCTTGTGCTTGACAGTGGCCATAAGCATCTTTCCGAGAAAGATTATATGGCGCTTTCGGTGCACATTTGCAATGAAGCGTATGCTGACGATGAAAGCAAGGCGTCGGGGTTTAATGCTAAGATGGGGTGGTGGCACAAGCTGCGCCAAGCATTACAGGCCGCTTTAACATCTGACGGTATCACGGTCCATTATGATGATGAGTATGAAACTCAGTTCAAAGAGTGGATCAAGACGCAGGGCGACAACCCAGGACTTGGCCCTATGGGTAAGATCGACTGGTATTCGCAGAAGCGGGCTGAGTTCGATAAGATTTACAAGAAGGAAGAATAATGCTAACATTCAGCGAGTTCATTACCGAGAAGATTCTAAACATAGGTCTAAACCCTAAACACGAAAAGCATCGTGAAGGTTATCGCAAACAGATTCACGATGTTATTCAGCGTTCATATAAAGATGTTGAAGGTGGCTATGGCGGACATGGTTCGGGATCGGATGCAGAGAGTAAGGCTATTCACGCAGACATCTCGGACAATGCCGTCAAGGCTACTAGAAGAGGCGATAAGATTACTCACGCCACAATCTACAAACAAAAACACGGTCGTAAGATTATCGGACTGGGCACAGACGGATCAAAGCAAGGTTCAGCAGACTTTGATCGGAATGCAAGAGAAGACAACAAACAAAAGAGAGCATGGGGTGAGTTTAGCGGCAATGCCGAAAAGGCATATCGCAAGCGTGATATGCCTCAGGTTTCTTCATCCGAAGCAGGTAAATTGACTGGAAAGAAAGTCAAAGTAAAAGATGCTGAAAGATACAGTAGAGATATCGGTGGACATGAACATGAAAAGACTATACTTGGTCATCCAAAGTAATAAAGTCCTTGACTTTTGATATATTCCTTGCTATAATATACACATAATCGAGACAACACGGAATATATCATGACCCAGCCAGGAATCATCTACTTTCACGGTTACAATTCGTCTCCTAATACCGACAAGGTTACGGAACTTCGTAAGCACTTTTCCGAAGTGTATGCTTTTCCTATCGATGTTGATCCTGACAAGTCTCTGCCCTATCTAGAGGCAGAGATCGATCATATTCTTGCTTCCTCTATCAACTCCGATAAGCCTCTTGTTTTCGTCGGCACTTCTCTGGGAGCGTGGTATGCTGGTCATCTCGCCAAGATGTTTTATTCACCTGCCGTTCTAATCAATCCTTGTTGGTCATTCGATGCTGTCAAGGTTGACTTGGGTATTGCTGGTGAAATCAAGGCAAAGTATGAAACGCTAGGATTTGAGTATCCTGAAAATACGACATTCTTCATTGCTCAGAATGACGAGGTAATCGACTTCTCACGCTTTCATCCTCTAAACACTCGCACCATATATAATAAGAATGCGGATCATCGATTCAACGGTGAGCCGTTTGAACGGGTGATTGAGTTATTGAAGCATGAAGAATTTTAGACATATCCACAACAATCCGGATATCTGTAGTTTAAACAGAATTGAATACAATGGTAAGAGATACTATGAGTCACCTGACGGTAAAAGATTACCGTCGGTGACTACTTTTTTATCACATTTCAAGAAAGACTCCATAATCAAATGGCGCAAGCGAGTTGGTGAAGAGGAAGCAAACAAGATATCCGCTAAAGCAACTAGAAGAGGCACTAAATTTCATTCGCTAATGGAAGCATACCTAGGTAATCAAGACCCCTCTACATTTCTTACCGAAGATTTGATGCCTGATATGAAACATCATTTCAATTTGATGAAACCAAAGCTTGACAGGATCGACAATATACATTATATTGAGGCTATGCTTTATAGCGAAACGATTGGTCTTGCAGGACAGGTAGATTGTATCGCAGAGTTTGACGGTATTCCTTCTATCATCGATTTCAAGACGGCTAACAAGATTAAGAAAGAAGAGTGGATCGAAGACTACTTTCTACAGACAACAGCATATTCGCTCATGTATGAAGACATGACAGGGGTGCAGGCAAAACAGATTGTAATTCTTATTTCGGTAGATCACGAACTACCACAAGTCTTTGTGAAAGATCGTCGTGATTATGTGCCTTTATTGGCAGAACGTCTCAGAGAGTTTAGGAGAATAGCGCCATGAAGGGATCTAGAGAGTTCAAGAATTATGTGAAAAGATATTCAAAGCAATTGAAAATGTGTTATTGGGATGATCTGAACATATTGACGAAATATCCTAATGATAAAAAGTGGCGAAAGACAAAGCGTCGTCCAAGAGATGGTTATGGCGAAAAAGGAGTAGAGGAATGAAAAAGATCGCATTAGTTCTAGTAGGTTTATCCTTTCTTAGTTTTAGTTTGGCTGGCTGTGGTGCAGCAGGAACGATTGCTCGCTGCACATTACTGGATAACACATCTAGGCCCTGTAACTGATACTCCTTGGATAGAGGAGTTTGAGAAAGATTTGGAGAATAAAGAGTGATTCGTATTTTCGTTATGTTGCTTCTTTCTTGCTCTGCCGCTCTTGCTGAGGACATCTCTTGTCAAAAGAAGCCAACTCATAACTTTGTTATCGAGTGTAAGAGCAAGAAAGAAGCGGATGTCTCTCTATTAGCACTGAACGGTGGTGAATGTGCTTCTGTTGCATTTCACAAACATGTTGGCGCAGAGAAAGCATTTGAGATACCTGGAACAAAAGAGTGCTTCTATGTTCGAAGCGTAACATTATCAATAGATGGCAAGAGTAAGACAATCGGACCACTATGATAAAAGAACTGATCATACTGGCGCAGGTGGCTAATACAATTCCTCCTACTGACATTATGAGAAATGACACTCCGACTTATTCATGGGAAAGGCCAACACAGCCACCGAGATATCAAGTTCCCGCAACTGGTATTTACTCGGCAGGATCTAGACCTCCTCCGATTTCGTTTGAAGAGGTTGAAGTAGAATAAATAGAATTGCCAAAGGTCGTTGAGAGACGAAACATAGGTTTCTTGGACGTGGGTGCGATTCCCACCGTCTCCACCATAGATACATCGTAAAGATTGCCGATTAATGATCGTATATCGCTTAGGTACCATAAGCACGATGTATCTTTGATGGGGACGAACAGGTTCGACAGGATTCAGTAAGGTCGTAAGGAGACTGTAGGCATTTATAGGTGCAGCAAATGATAACGCACCTTACGAAATGGCTCTAGCAGCTTGATCGTTTGGGTATGGGTTCCACCTCGAAACAGAACGGGCCCACTAACAACAATAGGATTACAAATGTCCGATATCAAAGAAAGTTTCTTCACCAAAGTAGACGAATTGCGTGAAAACAAAACATTTTTACCCATTCTTCCTGACTATAAAAAGATAAAGTCAAAGAAGGAACCATGGGGCAAATCTCACAAGCCTAAACCAGTGGATCCTGATAAGATGGATGAAATCGGCAGAAAGATTGGAAAAGTAAAGAATAAAGAGTGAAATCAATCTTAGCACAATTGCTCTTTAGTAGGTTACGTGCCGAATGAGAGAGTCGGTAGGAAACATTGAGACTGATCCGTGACTGACACTCACACAAACACACAGGAGAATATAATGGACCCCTTTACAATCCGGCTAGAACTGCTAAAATTAGCACAGTCAATCGAAAGTGATCGTATCTGGTCGGAACGGAATCGACTAGAGATGGATTGGAATGCTGCTAGAGATAATAAGCAGACCCTTCCGTATCCCATCCAACCCGTCGTCACTTACGAAGACGTTATCAAGGTAGCAAATGAACTGAATAAGTTCGTCTCTAACAAATCATAAGGATTATCCAATGAGCAACAAAGACAAATATACAGGTATGCGTGACTTTGAGTTTGCCCTAAGCACAAACGTTTATATTTGTGCTGTAGCAGGTGCCATTCTCGGTGCTATTCTTGGATACTGGGCAACATCAACGATTGAGATTACTCTTGCTTCTGCAATTACGTTCTTTGTCCTCTCAGGCATCTTTGGAATGTTTGTATGACGCCGGACGACATTCAAAAATTTAGTCTAGAGATTGAAGAGATTGTCTATATGAAGGACATTCCATATATTGATGCGGTTGTTATGTATTGTGAGCAGACAGGCTTCGAAGTCGAAACGGCCGCTAAACTTATCTCCGGCGTCCTCAAATCCAAAATTAAATTAGAAGCAGAACAACTACACTTCCTCAAAAAGACAAGCACCTCACAACTTCCCTTTTAACTTCTAAAGGATATATTATGACAGCGTTCTCGGTAGAAGAAACATCCCATCTTCAAAAAGTAAAAAAGAATCTTTTGACGATTCTTGATAGTTCTCAGGCAATTGGTTATTTTGAACTGGTCATGAATGAAAATACATTCAAGCCTGTTAAAAACATACTCTCTATTGGTGAGATTGAAAAGATTGTGGTCGCTGGTGGTTGTATTACTTCCATCATTAGGAATGATCATGTCAACGATATCGATGTTTTCGTTCTAGGCTCAGACTTCAATCTATTTCATAAACTCTTTCGTCAAAAGGGTTCACAGTGGCATGTGAAGTATTTTATTGATCCTGATCTTGATAGTAGAGAAGATGATTATAAGAATGATCATGTTCTCGCCGTTGCTTTCAATGCTGATTCAAAGGTTCAGTATATTCTAACAGATCATTCTACACGCAAGGAACTGTTAGAAGACTTTGACTTTATTCATTGCACTGCTTCATATTGTAACGGTTCTTTTTATATCAACCGTGAAACATATGATTCAATTGTCACTCGGCGTCTTGTTCCTGTAAACAAGAAAAAGAAGATCAAGAGGCCACGACTTGATAAGTTTCTTTCTCGTGGTTGGTCAATTGACGAGGATTCACTCGCAAAGGATCCTATCATGAAGACTGCTAAGGATAGACTGCTTGAAAGACTAGAGCAGCAAAAGCAAGGTCTCAATCCTGTTCCGACTAAGCCATGGCACAATCAAACACCATCAACTAAGCCAATCACTTGGCAACCACTAGAATCAGAAGATGATTCGAAAACACTTCAACCAGTTCCAACTTGGCCACTTTCTTCGGATTCAATGTGGCAAGACATGCAAGACATGCAAGACATTGCTGAGACCTTGAAAAGGTCTGTCAAGATAAAGACATCTAACTAATAAAATGAAACACTTCTCTGGATACGGAGCCTATCTGTTATTCTTGGCGCTGAGAACTCATTTCACTCGGCCCAAGTATGACTTCTTTCAAATGCACGGCAAACTCCGTGCAACTAAGGAGGCGTATCTAAAGCGAAGAGATAAGTCTCTCTTTGAGAAGATTGCGAGAACATATAATGCCGAAGAGTTAAAGACATTCTACATAGCGAACTTTCTTGACGATCGGCATTATATCACCGACATGCTAGACGAGGATGCACATGGATCATTCTACGAACTACAAAAGCGACAACAATCACTCTCATACATTTTTAAAAATGACCTTGATGTCATATTTGAACATGGTTGCAAATCTGCTTTTGATTGCCATGATGGGGATTACCCTCATCTTCTCAATATGGTTATGCGTAGAACTGTTTCTTTTGAGTCTGCGACTATCCTAAATGACTACGTTCCCTACACGGAGAAATTCACTAAATACCTTGGAGACGATGATATCGTCTGGTCAAGAGTTGCTTTGAAACTCCGCAAGTATAGACCATTCATAAAGTATGATGCCGAGAAATTCAAAGCCATACTGAAGGAGAAGGTCCATGAATACACTACAGGGGAACGCTTCTGACATTTTGAAAGAATGGGTGGATGGACGATATGATGTTCATTACAAGTATGACGGAGACAGAGTATTTCAGATAGAAATTTTTGAGAAGGAGACGAGAACAAGTTTTCTACCAAATGAAGAAACTGAATACTTTTTGGAGATTGTGTTGAATGAGTAAAGAACAGAGACAGAAGCGTTTTCAACAGAAGACGAGACACATTGATAGGCAGTTAGAGATTGCCAAGACTTATCTTCATGGTGCTTATAACGACAACAATAAGCACAAATTACATAAGAAACACGCCATGAATTGTGGCATTCCTAATTGCTACATGTGCGCTAATCCTCGCCGAACATGGGGTGAGAAGACAATACAAGAAACAAAGTTTGAGTGTTCCGCAGTTGAACAAACAAATCGTGATTCAATTGGTAAATGGGAATGGGAAGATTTAACAGACCCAAACATGGAGTGGGATGGATGACAAAGACAGTGAATGAAGTGAAGACAGAGAATGAGTTTTATCGTGAAGGATATCGTGACGGTTTTAAAGATGGTCAGGAATCCGCTCGTGAGGAGGCTCGTAAGTTTTTCGAAATGATTCAGAGCGGACAGATGGAAGATATGCCTCGACCACCGGGACGCTAAATACCTATTGACAGGACGAGATTGTTCTGTTAGAATACACTTCTTATATAATGATAATGTGGATAAGAAAACATACAACGTAATACGGAGAAATAATATGAACTTTTCAAACCTCAAGAAACAGTCTAAGGACTTCTCAATCCTTCTAAAGAAGGTTGATGAACTCAACAAGCCCGCCTACGAAAAGGACGACACCACAGACAATTACTGGAAGCCCACTCAGGACAAGGCTGGTAATGCTCTTGCTGTTATTCGTTTTCTTCCTGGTCCTGCCGTCGATGGTGAAGATGCTCTTCCCTGGGAACAGTATTGGGATCACGGTTTCCAGAACAAGGTAACCGGTAAGTGGTATATTGAGAAGTCACTAACGACTCTCGGTCAGAAGGACCCCGTTTCTGAGTATAACACCCAGCTTTGGAACTCAACCGCTGATGAAAACTCTCCTGAACGAAAGCAGGCGAGAGACCAGAAGCGTCGTCTTCACTACGTTTCCAACATTCAGGTGATTAGCGATCCAAAGAATCCTGAGAACGAAGGCAAGGTCTTCCTGTTCAAGTATGGAAAGAAAATCTTTGATAAGATTACAAAGATGATGAACCCAGACCTTGAATCAGAACAGAAGATTAATCCTTTTGATCTATGGGCTGGTGCACCATTCAAGCTAAAGATGGTGCGTGTGTCTGGTTTTCCAAACTATGACGAATCAACCTTCCTAACGCCTGGTCCTCTGAGTGAAGACGATGCAGAACTAGAGCGTATTTGGAAGTCCGAATATTCTCTTAAGGAGATTACTGATCCTAAGAACTTCAAGACTTATGATCAGCTTAAGGCTCGTCTAGATGATGTTCTCGGTCTTTCTACTCAGTCAGCTACCCGTCGCAAGGTAGCAGATACTATTGAGGAAGATGTTGAGGATGTTCCTTTCACTGAGAGCAAGCCTGTTTCTCGTAAGCCTGCGGCACCTGTTGTCGAGGAAGAAGAGGATGATGACTTCGCAATGTTTAAGAAACTAGCAGAAGACTAAGAGATTGAGGCGGGGAGAAATCCCCGCCTTTTTTATTATCCCATTATCTTTCTGATGTTCATATCACCAGGCAAATCTTCACCTGAATTGATTCGACTGAATGCTCGATAGATCGAAGGGTTATCGGCAGGTGATTGTATCATTTTCATATTCGAATCATGATTTTCATTTGTCACATGCGAAACTTGTTGCATCATAGGCAATGATCGTCCTTGTGATTCTGTAGATGATGCTACGGCGGCGGCCATTGCTGTCATGTTTGTAGTATGCATTGCGTCTGAGCTAGGAGCAGGACCAGGTGCTTGCATCATTGATCCTCTTACAGGCGATGTATCAGGGAATATAGACCTCTGTGGTACCATAGCAGATGGGGCAATAACTGTTGCTGAAAAGTCTCTAAGACCCGCACCTCTAATAGGAAATGTACCTACAGGACTAGTGGTTGGAAAAACGTTAGTTCCAATTGTGTTGGGAACAGCACCAGGTATATTTGTCATTGATACATTTCTAAGCGCCGATCCAACTGGTGCTGGTTGACTGCTTATGTCCATAGACCCAGGAGTATATGTAGGACCATAATCTTGTGCTGATGATATACTAGACATACCAGGAGTGGTCATGTTTCCGAGACCTGTTAGACGACCTATACTTTGTTTCAAACTTCTAGCATTGTCGGCATATGATTTTGCATAAGACCTCATCGTTTCACCAAAAGATGGTGCTGCCGATGCTTGTGCTATCTGAGTGGGTGATGTCACTTGTGAAACAGAAGGAGTAGGTGTCGTCTCGGGTGCAGAGGCGAACATTGTATCTCTTCTTGCCTTCTCACTTTTCATATAATCAGCATACTTATTCATATCAAGCTTATTGACCGATGCGACTCCTGGTATCTGCGGATCTTGTCCTAAGATTGCTTGTGCTTCTGGTAAGAAACGATTAGCATACATCTTAGGATACTTTTTCATAAAGTCTCCTTTTGCTCTTGCATATGACATGACCTGATCTTCTGTTGACTGACCGATTGTTGCAAGCATTTTCGGATTCTGTAGAATGCCCTTGGTGTATCCTCTTTGTTGAATAGATCCACCCCATAGTGCTTCCTGAAAGCGTGGATCTTGTGTGTTATATCCGAGTGCGGTGGCCATTCTTAGATTAGGCTCGTAGTGTGTTCTACTCAGAAACTTTCTTTGTGCTTCTGCAAATGCAGTAGGGTCTTCGTTGGCAATCTGTTTGTAGATTTGATCAAACTGAGGACTAGCGAGTTTAGCTTTACCAAATCTACCACGATATGCCGCTGCTTCTGGACTATTGATAAACTCTTTGAGTGTGCCTGTTCTAGAGGCAATTTGATGTTCGCCATATGACTTACCACCAGAGTCTTGCTTGCCTGATGAAATAGTCGCCACACCAAAGTTGGCCGCATCACCATACTTACCAGTTTCAAACTGACGAGTAACATGGCCTATGTCTGGTCTCAATGAAGGCAACATTCTTTCATCTATTTCAGGAATAGGCATTGATGATACGGAACCTTTTTTGCGTCCTCTCGAACCACCACCAATGCCCTCGCCTGCTCCTTTGCCGGCGCCAAGTGACCCAATCAATGGCATAATAAATCCCATTGCTGTCGTGATAAGTCCTAGTGGTGTAGCAGATTGCATTCCACCAAAACCACCCATCATACCCATCATCATTCCCATTGGGTTGCCCTGCATGGCACCCATTAGATTTGGTGCACCTCCTAATATCCCTAATACTGTTGCTGTCTGTGATTGCCCTTCAATGGGCCCTTGTTGATTCATAGCAGCAGACAATTGTTCTTCTGGTGTCATTGGCACAGGAGCAAGTGAGTCCATTTCTTCTACTTTTCCAGTAATGCCCGGAGTGCCCGATGCAGTGCCGATGATCTGTTTTTCTGAATCTTTTGCAACAGTTTTACCATAAGAAAGTGCCTCTTGTGATATCTCGCTGTGCACCTTACCACCTGATGATATTAGACCAAATGATGTTGTACCACCACCTGGAATTGGGTATGCGTTCTTATCAACCCATCTTGTTCTAGCAGGTTGTCCATTGAACTGTTCTAGTAGAAGAAACTTGCCTTCTTGATTAGGTGCTGTGAGTGCTACGCCTGTATGGTAACCAGCATGTTCTCTATCACCGCCTGGATTGTTATATTGCTTTGTTGCTACTACTTGTCCGGCTTTAATATCACCATCTACAACTGTCCATCCGCCTGATCGGCCAATGTTGGGGTTGAATGCTTTACCTAGCGTAGCACATTGTTGAGCGTTTCTTGTGTCATATAGACTGTTATCTTGTGGAACAACGAAGCCTGAAACGACTTTAAATGATCCGCCTGATGTGCTTCCGCCACCACCTGCCGACCCTGTGGTTGTCTGGCCGCCTGCTTGTTGAGGAGTTTGTCCTTTTGCTTGCTCAGTTGATGGTGTTGTGTCTTCAATACTTGCGGCAGCCTTTTGTGCTGTTCCCAAATACTGTCTATATCCACCGTCGGTGAATCCACCCCAATGTCTAATACCATTAGGTGTTTTATGGTAAAGATAATAAGCAACCTTAGCGTTCTTAGCGGGATCATATAAATCCTCTACACTATTAACACCGGCATATCTCATTTCAGGACTGCCAAAAGGATGTGCATTGATATTAATCTGAAATAGACCATATGATCTTTCTCTAGATGTTTTATCATTAGACGCTCTAATATTACCAGCGGACTCCTGCATACCGACGGCGGCCATCAGAGTCGCATCTTTATGACTAAATCCTGCTTGTTTTAGAATCTTGACGTATTGTGCTGCTGAAAATGATCCTTTAACATTACCACTACCTCCGCCATCCATTGAGACATTGTTACCACCAGAATACTTGTCACGCATCTTCTCAAGCCAAGACCCTTCTGATCTTAGTCGATCATTAACACCTTGCTGCCAGAGTGAGGTTCTTTCTGCTGATGCTTTTGAAATAGCATCTCTGAATCCACCAATGTCCGGTGTACCTCGTCTAAAGTAATCAGGGAAGAGTTCGGCAATCTGAGTAGGAGTCAACCCGTTCAAAAGACCAGGGTTGCTTTTGATAGCTCTATTTCTTTCGGCTGCGCTAAACTGTGCTAGTCTATTATAGTTTGATTTCTTTGCCATGTAGCCTTACATTCGTTTTCTTAGAAGATGATTGAGTTTGTCTCTTTGTTCATTCTCAAGGTCTTTCATCTTCTGCTCTTGTTCTTTTAGAAACTGTGTTAGCATATCAATGTAAATCTGTCTTTCCCAAGGTATCATACTTTCAACATCGGACAGTGGCCACTTATGATGGTGCATTAGAGAAAAGTTGTTTCTGAAATGCCCTGATAGTCCTTCATAGGACATTATTAGAGAAAAAAATCGGCGAAGTCTGTATACCTCACAGAATGTTCAAACCCACACTTATTACATGTAGCGTTGATTCTAACAGCAAACGAAGGAAAGTTCTGTGTAAAATCTTCCATCTTTCTAAAGTTTGCTTCTGTTAATCCTTCGACAAATTCTTGTAATTCTTCTTTCGTATGATCTTTTGAAGAATAGATACCGTCTTTATCATAAATGTAATCGATGCTGCCTATAACAATATTGATTGCTCTATCAATGTCTGTGCCGCCGTCAATTCTTTTCATTGCACTGTATCCTGGATACTTCATACGAACACCCTTACCATCACCTAACTTGATATCATTGTCTATATGATTATCATCTACTAGTTCACAGTTACTAATGTCTAATTCAGCAGGAAAGATATTGGCACATTTTTCTCCACTATCTAGAACATTATTACATGTTAGTTTAACGGCAACTTTATCACCAATGCTCTTGGCTCTGAGAAAGATAAAGATGAAATCTACCTCAAAGAATGCAGCTTTGTTAACATCGAACTTACCAGCAACAATACAATTATTCACAACTTGTTTAACGGTGTTTTGAATTTCATTCTGATCTTTTGACTCTAGAGCAATCAACAATAACTTTTCTTCTCTCACGTTAAAAGGTCTGAGAGAAAGAGTTTCTCCTGTTGTTGGTAATGTCAGATCGTAAGTTGGCACATCTATCTTTGGTAATGACATAATCTAAACTCCATATTATTTTGCGAACTTTTCAGCAACCTTATAAATGTCACCGTGTCTTGTCCAATTTTTGAAAGCAAATGATACTTGTAAACGTAGAGCATCAGAATCCGCCCAGGTAACTTGCTGCGGATTTACTGATACCGGCCATGCTTTCATTATCTTCCAACCGTATATAGGTTCAGGTTGATATCTATTAGCAGGGTTTGCATTGCTAGGAATACCCTTAATAGGATCAGATAATGAAACATTTGTATTTGATCCAAACTCACCGAATTGAAAAACTTCAATGTCAGACCAATACTCATTTGGATATTTGAAGTGATAACTAGTAGGTGGGTTGATGATATCCATCCAATCATCAAAGAACTGTCTCTCCATTGTTTTAGAACGACACAAGAAAGATAGAGTGATTCCTTCTCCGTAGATAGTGTTACCAGGAACCAATTGCTTAGGACCGTAGTAACGATACTCAGAAACTTCAAATGAACGACCAGGAAACTCGGCAGCGTCACAGGCGAAATGTAAATCACCTTTAATATTGGATGCGTAAGGTAGTTGCGAAGTTAGGTTGCCGAGATTGATTCTGACAAGAAATCTACATCCTTTAACCACACTCTCATTAACATTGAGTGAAGAAATTGCAGCAGCAAGATCGAGATTAGTAGGTGGGTTGTTACCATTAAATGCCATTAGAATCCGTCCAGTATTCTTGTTTTGTCTATAATTTCCATCTCAACAAAGTTCATTGATAAACGTGCTGTTGTTGGTGCGCCGTTTTCGAACGAACTAAATTCAGTACCAGGGTTATAATCAACATCAACTCTTGTTAGCACCCCTTTTGCGATTCTGGGCATCTTACCATTTGGTGCCCAATTGCCGCCGTCTCTATAAAGAAAATCTATTTCCCACTCTGATGGGCTCTTGAAGAATAACCCATCACCTCCACCACTAAACTCTGGCGCAGCATGATATCTAAATCTATTCAGAATACCAGACCCATCACCATTACCGCTTCCATAGAGTTGAAGGGCATCAGTCGAACTTTGTGGGGCAAACATGAATGATAAAACGTATGATCTTAGTTTAGTTCCTCTAAACAAAACTTCAACATAAGGATTGATTTGTGTTCTGAAAATTCCACCGGCAACTTGTCCAACTTTAGATATTGTTCCGGGATCAACACCAGAAATTGCACCTAAAATTCCCGCACCCATACCTGTTGCGAGGCCTGCCATTTTAACATCTTGGTACTCATGCTCTTGCTGCCATGATAGGTTGACTTCTTGACTACCTGGAACAAACAGATAAATTTGATCCAACATTTCACGAGACATTGTTGGCATAGTAATAGGAGTGCCTGCATTAGGACCAAGCAAAGGCGTTCTTAATAATGGATCTAATGCATTAAAAGCAGCGGCTGCTCCGCTTTGAGCCGCCGCCAATCTAGCAGATTGTGGTGTATATGCTGTGAATACCATCATATGACCGTAATCGGTTGAATCGGATAAGTCAGATGGAAATTGATAAACGTTGGCCATTATACCTCCAATAATGCTACATATATTTAGTGAGGTATACAGATGGCAAGAAACTACAAACAAGGCAAATTTAAACCAGAGAACCCTGACAAATACAAAGGTGATGCATCTAACATCGTATATCGTTCAGGCTGGGAAAAGCGAGTGATGGACTGGTGTGATACAAATAGAAATGTCATCGAATGGTCATCAGAAGAAATCGTCATACCATATCGATCACCGGTCGATAATAGAGTTCACAGATACTTTACCGACTTCTATGTGGTCGTGCTAGATGCTAAAGGCAATAGACAGACAATGATATTAGAGGTCAAACCAAAGGCCCAGACACAAGAACCTACACCACCTAAGAGAAAGACAAAACGTTACATCAACGAGGTGTTCACATGGGGCGTCAATCAGGCCAAGTGGAGAGCCGCAGAAGAATTTTGCAAAGATCGTGGATGGCAGTTTCGTTTGATTACAGAAACAGACTTGTTCAAAAAGTAAGATAAATAACAATATGCAGAATTATACTCAGGACGAATTAACAGACTGGATTAATAATAAGGCTAAAGACCTAACGGCCGGTGTTGTTCAAAAGCGTTTGCTTAATTCTAAGAGAGCGGCGGGATCAGTTACTATAGGCAATCTATATTTCTTTAAGTATGATCCTAAGACAAAAGACAAGTTAACGATATATGATAAGTATCCTATGGCATTTCCTATCAAAATGTATGGTGATGGATTTCTAGGTTTGAACATGCACTACCTAGCAATGGGCGCTAGAAGACAATTTGTCAAGAATATTAATGAGTATAGAGAGACAAGTCCCGAGTCTCGTTTTGATATTAATGCTGAGTTGTTTAACGAGTTGACCAGAACAAAACGCATCTATGATATGGTACCTCAAACGGTTCATCGTTATTTGTTTAAGCAAATGAAATCAAGATTCATTACAATACTGCCGGAAGAATATGAGAAAGCAGTTCAATTACGAATAGACGAATGGGTAATTAAGGATTAACAAATGGCTGTTGTAAGTAGTTTCTATGATCTTTTTCCTAAGATCAGTTATGATGCTAATAATCTCAAATCAAATCTGTCCAATTACGAAGAAGTTACAAATATCTTCTTTCGTCTAGGTGTGATTCGTGAGGCACTAAACACTATATCATCATACTCTGTGTATGACATTGAAGAAAATGATACGCCCGAGATTGTTGCTGAGAAAGTTTACGGCGATGCAGGCGGCGCTTGGCTTGTTCTTATGACAAATAATATACTAGACCCTCAGTTTGATTGGCCTTTAGATTACACATCATTCAATCAATTTATTGAAGTGAAGTATGGTTCTATCGAGACAGCATTAATCACGCCACATCATTTTGAAAAAGTTATTATAAGAAGAAACAATAGAACCAATACAGAATCAGTTACACGTTTCATTGTCAACGAGGAACGTCTAACTGAAAACATGCCAGAAAATATTCCTTTTAGTTATTACAAACCATGGACAACAACCACATATAGAACCGCCGACTCCACATTCTTCAATGCTGATAATGAATCGATTGATTTGCTTGCCGACCTTGACAACGGCGAAGAGTTCGGTGCCACACTTGATAGAGGTAATCTTGCATTAACAGGTGATTATACACCATCTACAACATACATTATTAATGGTGAACCTATTGAGATTATTACCAAAGGTGAACAAGTCAATTGCTATGAGTATGAGAAGCGTCTTAATGATGACAAACGTTCTATCAAGATTATTAAGAAAGAATATTATATACAGATACAGGATGAACTTAAGTCAATGACATCTAACAGACCAACATACATTAGAAGAGTTCTTTAATGAGTTCGCTTGATTTTAACAAAGGCGGTACCAATGATCAAATGCGTTTGGTCAGAATTTCAGGTGACCTTGGCGGTGTCGATTATACGCAAGTAACAACAAAAGAAATTAATGCTACAGAAAGTTTGTTGACCCCAGGGTTACAGACTTCGGTAACTTTACAATCTCAGATTTATAACAATACAATATTCAAAAACTGGGATAGAACCAAGGGACAGAAACTACGCCTTGATCTTAAAGATGCTCTCGGTAATGAGATGACGATTGATCAACGTATTTACAGATTAGATAATCGTGAGTTTATGCCTCTCAATACCGGTCGAACAGAAGAAATGACATTTCATGCCTGTGACGCTTCATTGTTAGAAGATGCTAAACATCTCGTTTCTAAGTCATGGAAATGCACCACACCTGATGATATTGTTCGCTATTGTTTATCATCATGCCTCAGTGTAGATCATATGGATATACAAAAGTCTTCACCAGCAAGAGATTACATAGCAGACTCTATTCATCCATTTCAAGTTATTTCTCAAATGGCAAACATGGCTCTTGATGAGAATGACCCATCGTTTGTTCACTACATGACATATGGTGTCGGTTCTCAGTCACAACCCACACACCATTTCAAGTCACTTAAAAAGTTAACGGCACAACCATCAAAGTTTACCTATTACAATACAGAAACAGGTCTTAGAGGTAATTCTGATTATAACAGTCAATCATCAGGCAACAAAGCAATTCACTTTATGTTTCCGTGTGATTTTGATTTACTATCCGACCTACTCAATGGTGTTGATGAATCCGGTGCAGATATTAATATAGGCACATTCTTGAACGTTTCTGATGCCACTGGATCGGCACAAGGTGGTAATATCAACGGTTGTATTCAGAACGGCAATCTAAAAGTTTCGCTTACAAACAAAGGCACTTCTAAGCAACAAAATGGATGCGATACAGAAGTCGAAAAGTATTTGCTTCGTCGTCAGGCTCGTATGGGACTCTTAGAAAAAGATAAGGTGACTTTTCGTCTTATAGCACCATGGAATCCTAATTTACATGCAGGTGATGTTATAACTTTTAAATGGAAAGACAAAGACGATACTGGCACTTTGATATATGGTTCTGGTGATTATTTGATTGTATCAATGACACATAAGATTAGATTGGGCGGTTACGCCACGACCACATTTGATTGTGTGGCGAAAACGGTAGGACAGGGAAAAATAGATCATGAGTAATGCTTCTACTCCAGCACACAAGCAAGGACAAATTACACCAATGGTGATTGCTGGTGGTAATAAAAACAGCGTCACTGGTGTTTCAGAAAGACAAGATGGGTCGGCACCTGTCTTCGATCCATTGCGTTGGTCACAAGAGGATGTTGATCCTAACGATCTTTGGTTCTCTGGACTATCATCTTTACCAACAGCATTCGGCCAGAATAGTTTTATGGCGCCTCCTGATCCAGGCACAATTGTATATGTATTGAAACAGATGGGCGAGCCTGGTGGTATTATTCTGGGTATGTCTAATACTGTTCGTAATGGTGGTGATGGTGGTGGCGCAGGTGGAACCGATATTATGAACGGTTCATTTATGCAGCAACTTAAGAATGAAAAAGTTCCTGTTAGTATTCCACCTAAACTAAAAGAGACTACAGAACGTGGTGCTAAGATTCGTAAGATCGAAGAAAAGGGTGAAGAACATTCATTAGGTCTATTAGACGGTCTGCCTATTCACGGTGCACTATTTCAGATGACAGGATTTAAACTTCCTGAAATTAAGAACGTGCCGACTGCTAAACAAAAAAATGACAAGATGATGAATAACCAGATGATGCAGCAGCTCCCTGGTCAGATCATGTCAATGGCACAAATGTTCCAAGGGTTAATGAGTAAAGGAGGAAGCGGAGGAGCGGGTGCTGGTAATCAGACCTACATGCAGCAAATCAATAATAAAGTTCCTCCACATGTGCAGACTGCCGTTAAGTCGCTATCAAAACTTGTGCAGGGACTAGACGCCGAAGGAGGTGTTGAGTTTGTTACAGGCGGTGTAGTTCATGAAGATACTTACTTAGAAAACTCTGCTAATCTGTTATCACAATGCACCTCTGTTCATGATATTATGTCATGTATGCAGCGCCTACAGTGGGATACATCTCTATTCGGTCATGATAAATTAAATTCAGTAGAATATACAATTGATACAGCACACGGTCCTGCAAAACAAATTGTTGACTTTGATGGAACGGTTCAGGTTGTTTATGATGCTAATACCATGAACAATATGAACAACTGGGCGAATGTTGTATCAAGCAATACATATTCACCTGGTGTTGGTTCGGCGCCACCTAGTTCTCCCTCATCAGGATCGAATGCTGGAGGTGGACAGGGATCAATGATGAATAATATGTTTGGACAGTCTTCTAAGATTATGCAGGAGATGTTCAAGCGTCTAGCACCACAGCAAGAAAAAGAAGCAAAGAAAATGCATGAGAAGTTGAATAGAAGCGGAACTGCCAATAAACTACAGAATATTGCTAAAGATACAATAGAAGGCGGAGAGCCTCTTAGTAAAGAACATTATAAGTCTGACGGATCCTCAGTGGGTTCAGGTCAATTCAGTTTGCAGTTTTTGGAGTAATAGACAATGGCAAAAGAGAATCCTAATAAGTCTGCGAAAGAAACACAAGATGAAATGCACTTTCGTGGTACTCCAAGAAACGAAAAAGGTGCTGGTGAAAACCCCAATTATTGGACATGGAAAGATCGTTCGGGTAATAACTTTGGTGCTGATGCGTCTAAAGGTAATGAGTCGATGTGGTTTCAACATCGTTCTGGTACCGCTATTGAAATGCATCCTGATGGTGCTCTACACGTTACAGCACACAACGGTAAGTTTGAAATTGTCTTTGGTGAAGACAGAGTAACAATTTCTGGCGCACAAGATATTACAGTCAAAGGTGATGCATCTCTCAGAGTGTTTGGTGATTACAACGTCACATGTCATAAGAATTATAATCTAACCGTCATGGGTGATTATAATGTCACATCTAAGAACCTCAACAGACATATTCGTGGCAACATGGACACACAAGCAAAAAACGTCAATAAGAAGGTTGAAGGTTCTATTAACTATCAGGCTCACGGTGCTGCTGCTTATGTATCTAAAGGTGCCACAACGGTTGCTTCTCAAGGTGATAAGTTGTTTGCCGGAGGTTCTGCTGGTCTTCATGCTTCTGTTGCTAACGAAGGTGATATGTCATTCTATAACGAAAAGGGTGATATGTTTCATGAGACCAAAGACGGTAAGTCTGATCAGAAGTATGCCAGCAATGATAAGACTGTAAAGATTATGCATAAAGACGGCAAAACAGATCATACAGCCGACGAGGAAATTACGACAACATCAACTAACAAAGGCATTACTACAACTGCTAAACAAGATATTACCACTAAGTCACAGCAAGGTGGTATTCAGATGAAAGCCGATCAAGGTTCCATTTCTGCTGACGCTCAACAGAACATTGAAGTTAAATCGCAGCAAGACACACACGTTATTGCACAAGGTCATGCTGCCGTCGAAGGTGGTTCAGGTACTACGGTAGGTAATGCGACTGCTACAACAAACGTAGTCGGCGGTGGTAGCGGTGTTAATATTGAACCTATTTCAGGCCTACTCAATCTTGCTCCAGGTGGTACATCACCATTTGGTGGTCTCGGTCAGTTGGCGTTTGACTTTCTTACAGGCGATCAAGCAGAAGGTGTTCAAGATCGTAAATCTAGTAGAGCAGATCAACCACAGGCTGAGGCAGATGCTTCTAGCTGGATTGATGCTCTTGATAGAACGGCATAAATAAAAGAAATAGAGGAACCTTATGTCTGTCAATCAAATCAATAGAGATCCTGACTACTCAGACCTGGATTTAGATTTTATTCTAAACCCATCAACCAATGATGTGAGTAGAAAGACTGGTAATGCTGCCATTCAACGTTCTATTCGTAATTTGATTTTGACAAACTATTACGAGAGACCGTTTCAGTCTCAGATTGGTTCTGATGTTACAAGGTTGCTATTCGAACCTACAACATCCATCACATCGATTCAATTAGAAAAAGTAATTAGACTTTGTATTGAAAACTTTGAACCTAGAGTTAGGTTGCAGAATGTTAAAGTCTCTTATAGAGAAGATGAATATGGATTTGCTGTTACATTAGAATATGTAATTTTAAATAGAAATCTACCTGTAGTTACTACAATGTTCCTAGAAAGGATTCGCTGATAGCCATGGCCAATAATGCACTCAGAGTTGCAGACTTAGACTTCTTTTCTATTCGCAACAACCTTAAAAACTATCTTAAAAATCAGTCCCAGTTTCAGGATTATGATTTTGAAGGCTCTGGTATGTCCGTGCTGCTTGATGTCCTTGCTTATAACACATATTATAATTCTTTCTACCTTAACATGGCAGCTAACGAATCATTTCTAGACACAGCACAAATTCGTAACAACATTCTATCACACGCTAAGTTGGTGAATTATATTCCTATGTCCAAGCGTGGCGCAGAGGCTGTTGTTGATCTAATTGTCACACCGGGTCCTACAGAAGATCAAGACGTAAACTATATCACTCTAGACAAATATACAAACTTTCTAGGTGCAGATAAGGATATGGTCAATTATCCTTTCGTCACAATGAATGCTAACACTGTTAATAAAGTTAACGGATCATTCACATTTTCTAATGTCATTATTCGTCAGGGTGAAGCAGTCACCAGACAATTTCCAGTTACGGGAAATAATTCGACCAGACGCTTTCAGATTCCTTCCGCTAATGTTGATACATCAACTATTACAGTTGTTGTTCAAGAGTCAGCTTCTAATTCGACTACAACTCTCTACACACTAGCAGACAACTTCATTGAACTAAGAAGCAATTCTGCGGTTTACTTCCTTGAGGAAGATCATGACCTACAATATACCATTTACTTTGGTGATGGTACATTTGGTCAACGTCCTGCAAACGGTAATATCGTTCAAGTTACTTATCTTGATACTGTAGGTACTAAGGCAAATAGTATTGTCAAGTTTGCTCCAACAGACGGCGATGGCATTGCAGGGTTTAAAAGTAATGTTATTGTCAGACTAGTGCAATCATCTAATGGTGGTTCTGAAAAAGAAACTGATGATCAAGTTCGTTTTCGTGCACCTCTTTATTATACAACTCAGAATCGTGCTGTTACTAAGTCTGATTATGAATCCCTTATCACCAAAGATTTTCCTAATATTGAGGCAGTCACAACATGGGGCGGTGAAGAGAACGACCCTCCAATCTACGGTAAAGTATTCACATCTCTTAAGACAAAGGGATATTATGTTCTAACAAATCTTGAAAAAGAAGAAATTAGAAACACTCTTATTAAGAACAGAAGCGTTCTTACCGTTGACCCTGAGATTGTCGACCCGGAGTATGTGTTTGTCATGATTCGTGGTGACATGAAGTATAACCCTCTATTGACAAATAGGACTTCCGATCAGATCAATACATTAATCAAGCAGTCTATCTTTGATTACACCGTTATAGAACTATACACATTCAAGTCAACCTTTAAACTATCTAAGTTGCAGTATTTCATGGAAAGTTCTGACCCTTCCATTACTTCATCTGATATCGATATTCTTCTTCAAAGAAGAGTTAAGTTAGAAGTAGGCGGAACAAATACATATATTGTTAACTTTAACACACCTCTTAGAAAAGGTGATTATACATATAAGTTTAATACATTCCCAAGTGTCAGTGTATATGACTCGGCAGGTATCAGACGCAGTGTGTTTTTTGAAGAAACACCAGAGTCCTATACAGGTGTGGATACTGTCGATATTATCTCAGCAGGTATCAACTACACATCAAAGCCTGTTATCACTATCACCGGTGACGGCACGGGCGCTGTGGTCGAACCAACCGTTGTGAATGGTAGAATTGTTTCTATTAAAATTGTAAACCCTGGTATCAATTACACAAGAGCATTTGCTCAGATTACCGATCAGTATGGTTCGGGTGCTCTACTCTCTGTTAAACTAAGATCAGATTCAGCAACCATCAGATCATATTACTATAAGTCAAACGGTGAAAAAGTTTTTGTCAATGAGGATGCAGGAACAATCAACTATAAGACAGGTAGAATTATTCTTGATTCATTGAACCCATTGGAAGTAGCATCAAATGACTTCTATGATCAAGATATCTTGACATTCAACGTTGTTCCGGAAAACACCGTTATTGATCCTTTGAGAAACCGTATTCTAGCAATCGATACAAATAACATTCAAGCAATTCAGCTAAGAGTAACACCTGAAACAGCATGACAGAATTATCAAATAACAAAACATCGGTACTAATTAAGTCACAAGTTCCTGCATTCGTCAGGGATGAACACGGACTATTTGTGCAGTTCTTAGAATCGTATTATCAATTCTTAGAACAAGACGGGCAGTTGTCTTATGTCACAAAGAATTTCTTAAACTTCTTAGATATCGATACCATCTATCAAGATATTAATTCTGATGATAATATGGATTCGATGAATGATTATCATCAGTTCCTACAAAAGTTCTATGATAATTTTGCTGCTAAGATTCCTGAAACACTTTTATCTAATAAAGCACTATTGCTTAAACATGCCAAAGAGTTTTACGGTTCAAGAGGATCAGAGAAGTCTATTCGCTTTCTAATGCGAGCCTTGTTTAATGAAGAGGCGGATTTCTATTATCCTAAGAATGACATTCTTCGTGCATCTGATGGCAAGTGGTTTGTTGAACAGTCACTAAACGTAAAAGATTTTGCGGTTAATAATGTTGCTAACTCTACATGCTTTAGTCAGTTCATTGGTAGAACCATTCGTGGTGCCACATCTAATTCTACATGTAATGTAGAAACAGTTGATCAGTATTATGATAACGGCACTCTTGTTACAGAACTAAAGATTTCTGCGGTTGAACAGGACTTTATCAATGGCGAAAAGATTTTCACCTTCTTTGAAGAGAACGGTGAAGTAAAGCATCTATCATGTAATCTATTCTCTGGCATCATCATTAACACAACTGTAACATATCCTGGATCTGGATATATTCAAGGTGCTTCTGTTCCTGTTGAAAGCAACTCCGGATCAGGTGCTATTGTTATCATTTCTAAGGTTGTTAAAGCTAATCTAGATGGTAAGATTAAGTCTGTTCTAGTTACTCTACCTGGTGCAGGTTTCAGAGTTAATGACCCATTGCTATTCACAGGCGGCGGCGGTAAGAATGCTGCGGCTATCATCTACTCAGTCAACGAAGACGAAACATTTCATAAATCTTCATATGATATTGTCGGTTCCAGAATCATTGATATTCAAAATCAACAAGTCGCCAATACCACAGATCCTAATGAAGGTTTTGCATATAGCAACCTTGCTACACAATATGTCAATACAACTAATCTAACTGTCAGCACTATTCCAGGTTCATTTGTAACAGACGGAACACTTTCGGGTGCTTTAGAGACATCTAATGTTTACTTTGAAACCGGTGATAAGATGATCGTTTCTAATGTAGAGTATTACATTCTAGAGACAAACCGTTACGGTACATACATTCGTGTTAACCCACCTGGTCTTCCTGGCGGTCTAACAAACGAAACAATCACAGTTATTAAGAAACCTAATGCCAATACTACAATGGCAAACTCTATGATCTATTGGACATATGCAAACTGTGGTCCTATTGTTTCTACACTTATTACAAATCCGGGTCAGAACTATGTCGAACTACCAACTGTAGACGTTCAATCAAACAGTTTCATTCGTGCCGCTGGTATTCTAGGACGTATGGAAATTATTGACGGCGGCCTCGGATATCAAAATGGTGATGAGATCGAGTTTATTAATCAGCCTGGTGACTATGGACACGGTGCTAATGCTGTTGTAACTCTTGTTGATGCTAATGGTGTTATTGAACAAGTAACATTCTATTCATCTGACGGTGATAATGCAGGTGGTATGGGTTACTCTCTCAAAGCAATGCCTAGAGCAAACGTTATAACAACAACCGGTAATGGTGCTAACATTATGGTTACCGCAATCATTGCTGACGGTGAATTGCTTGAAGCAACATCTAACGTCATTGGTTCTATTGAGAGACTTAAAGTCCTATCAGGTGGCGCTGGTTATCTTACGAACCCAACTCTTAATCTTACTTCACAAGGCGACGGCACTGCTAAGGCAATTGCCAATATCGTTACGGGTATCTTTACTTATCCTGGTCGTTATATCAATGACGATGGACACCTTTCAGGATATAACTTTATTCAAGATCGTGACTACTATCAGCCTTATTCATACGTTATTAAATCTAAAGTCTCTACAGACAAGTATAGAAAAGTTGTCAAAGAACTTACACATCCTGCCGGCATGAAGATGTTTGGACAGTTTGTGTATAGTGATCAGAATCAACAGAACGTTTCGGCCAATGTTGTTAATACTCTAATATACACATCAAATTCATATGCTAACTTGGTTGTAAAATTCAGTCGCTCAAACACTTTAAGTTTCGTCACAACAGGTGATTATGCTTACTTGACTTTTGATCGTAGAATTGGTGCACAGAACACAAGAGCAAATCTTAATAACGTTTACTATGACACACAAAACATTTGGTATAATGCCGCAAATACAAAACAGTATGCCGTTGTGAATGGTAATACTTACTTTACATCAGCAGGTCTAAACTTTGACGGTATCTATAGTCAGGGTAACGCTATTGCTACACATGCTAACAGTATGAACGTATCGAATATCATGACAGTTATTGCTTGGGTTAAACAAGCAAATACATCCGGATATAAGGCTATCGTTGCTAAGAATAATACAGGATTCACTAGAGGGTTTGAGTTCTTTTTGTCCAATGGAACGCCAACTGTGTATATGAGACCCGGTACCGCAAATAATACTATGACATTTGGACCTGCACTATCTAATACTGTATGGCACTGTGTCGCCTTTACATATGATGGTGTCAACATTCGTGGATACTCAAACGGTGCATTCAAAGCAGTTTCAACTGGTATTTCCAACGCTGCATCAGATTCAACAGGCAGTTTGTTTATAGGTGCCAGAAACTTCCCATCTGCACCAATGATCTTTGAAGGTCAAATCGGCTCAGTTGAAATCTATAATAGAGTATTGTCAAATAACGAAATTCTTAATGTTTATAACACTACCCGTAGAATATACGGCGTATAAATAGTCTTAAAGAGAGAAAGTAATGGCATCAGTTCGTTCAAAAGACCTTGGGGTATTCATCGCTAAACAGTTTCGTGAATCGGTATCAGAACCTTCAAGTTCAAATCTTTATTTGACTTTTGGTAGATCATATCCATGGACTAACGATGCTAACCCACCTGCGGCTAACACATCTGATATATCAGTCTATGATGTTTGGAATAACATGATTGGTGGTAAGCGTATTACCGGTAATGATATTCGTCATGTTGTGCCACGTTTTAATTGGACAAATAACACAACTTATACTGCCTATTCCGATTTTATGGATTCAAAAGATTTGAAGAATCCTAATACTGCTTTCTATGTTGTTACTGATGAGTTCAACGTTTATAAGTGTATCTCTAACAATTACGGCAATGTTTCTTTAACCAAGCCTCAATCAACAAATCCTATTGGACAGTTTCAAACTTCTGATAAGTATATCTGGAAGTATATGTATTCAATCTCAGCAGAAGATCAGGAACGTTTTCTAACTGACTCTTTCATGCCTGTAAGAACACTAATAACAGACGATAATACTCTACAGTGGCAGGTACAGGATAACGCCGTAGATGGTGCTATTCATAGTATTCTTATTACTAATAGAGGTGCAGGATACACATCAAATAATATTACAGTAAACATTACCGGTGACGGACTGTTTGCTAATGCGGTTGCTGTAAGAAATACATCAACATATCAGATCGAAAGTATCATTGTTGACAACAAAGGTTCTAAGTATACCTATGCCAACGTAAGAATTACATCAAGCACAGGTGCGGGTGCTACTGCTAAAGCAGTTATTTCTCCACCAGGTGGACATGGTTACGACCCTCTTTATGAATTGGGTGGATCATATCTAATGATTGATACTCGTATTAAGACAGACGAAGGACAAGTTCTAACCGTCGCCAATGATTTCAGACAGATTGCAATTGTAGAAAACCCTTTTGTCTACAATGAATCAAATACTGTATCCAATACCGTTGTTTCACAGTTGACAGTTCTAACAATGGCTGAGAGTTCTTCAACCACAAATTATCTTGAAGATGAATGGGTATATCAGGGTAAGAACCTAGCAAACGCAACGTTTAGAGGTGTCGTAGTAGATTGGGATTACTCTAATAATAGATTGAAGTTGTCTAATGTCAAGGGCATTCCTACATCAGATATTATTACAGGTAACAATTCGACCACTACACGTTATGTCAGTTCAATCAAAGATCCTGACTTACAGCCCTATTCAGGAAAACTTTTATATATAGATCAAATAGTTCCTATCGAACGTTCGGGCGACCAAACCGAAGAATATAAAATTCTACTAAGTTTCTAAAAGGAAGAATAGAAAATGGCAAATACTGCTAACACAACTGCCTTGACTACAGATTTCAATGTAACACCTTACTATGACGATTATGATCCGGAGAAGGGTTACTATCGCATTCTGTTCAAGCCAGGTTATGCTGTTCAGGCAAGAGAACTTACACAGATTCAATCTTCCTTACAGGAACAGATTCAGCGTTTCGGTCGCAATATCTTTAAAGACGGCACTATTGTTCTTCCAGGTGCATTCTATCTAGAAACAAATGATGGGTTGAGTGCCGGTCGTGGTGTTCGTTATGTCAAGGTTAAAGACACGGATTCTAACGGCGATACTGTTGATATTTCTGAATGGAATAATTTTGTAACTCTAGGCAAGGCAAACGGTAATACTCGACTTGAAGTAGTTGGCGCAACCACAAACATCAGAGCAAAGATTGTTCAAACAATCGATGGTGTTCAAACTTCTTCAAACACCAAGACAATTTATGTTGCTTATTCATCTGCATCAACAGCAAACGGTCAGATTAAAGTATTTCAGGCCGGTGAAACTCTTACAGCAAATGTTAACGGAACACTTCGCACTCTAGTAGTTCATGATACTGATCCTAAGCCAGTTGGTTCAGGATCACGTTTCTCTATTTCTTCTGGTGTTCTGTTTGCCAAGAATCACTTCATTGCATTTCCTGATCAGTCTATTATCATTGATCGTTATAATCCAAACCCAACTGCTAGAGTTGGGTTCTATATTACAGAAGAAATTGTTTCTGCTACTAGAGATGCATCTCTACTCGATCCTGCACAAGAAGCCTCAAACTTCTCTGCGCCAGGTGCTGACCGTCTTCTATTAAATCCTGAGTTGGCTGTTGTTGGTATCAATGATACAACAGACGTTCAAAACTTCGTAACACTATTCACAGTTGAAAATGGTGTTGTTAAGACATACCTAGCCAATACTCAGTATTCATACATCAATGATGCTATGGCTCGTCGCACATATGACAACTCAGGCGACTATGTTATTAATGGTCTAGAAGTTCAACTAAAAGAACATGATGACACCGGTAGTAACTATGGACGTTACACCAGCGGCAATAACAAACTACTTTATGTCGGTGTATCACCTGGTACTGGATATTGTCAGGGATATCAAGTTGGACTATTATCAACTTTTGATATGTCAACTGAGAAGGGACTATCATCAGCAAACGTTAACGGACAATATGCTGCTGCCACTATGGGTCAGTATGTCACAGTTAATGAGTTTGTAGGAGGTTGGGAACTTAATAAAGGTAATACAATTGACCTATACGACACATATCAATACCGCATCTCAGGAAGAAAGTGGTCTACTGGTGCTCAGACTGGTAATAAGATCGGTACAGCAACTCTACTTTCATATGAGTATGTTACCGGAACACCAGGATATGATGCTAAGTATAATGTGTATCTTGCTGATATCACATTCAATGGCCCTTACACATTTAGCAACGTAAAAAACCTTCGTGCTGCTGGATCAGGTGTAAGTTCTGCTATTGGTGCTGACGTTGTTCCTACGAAGACTGTAGCATATCCAAGTGGTATTCCTATGCTACAGAGAGTGCCAGATTCAACTCTTCTTTATAGAACAGGATCAGATTCAACCAGAACAATTCGTTCTGCTAGTGATATTTCACAGACTGATACATCATTCATATTCAACGATACTGCCGGTGTTGCTTCTTCTGTTGAAGTAAAAGCAAATGGTAACTTCACCATCTCTATTTCACCTGGTGATGAAAAGTTCCCATACGGAACTACCACTTTGTCAGGTGTTCAGACAAATGGACTATACCTAACATTCAACCAAACTTCTGTCGGTGCTACAGAGACTTCTATCACTCTGCCCGGTTCTGCGGCTTCTGGTACAGGAACAGACACACTAACAGGACTAGGAACTAAGTTCTTAAGACTAAACGTTGGTGATAAGATCAGCATTTCCGGCAATTCAAGAATTTACTATGTAACTGCTATTAACAACAATCTAACACTTAAGGTCGACTCTAACCTACCTTCTGTCTTTGCTGCTAATACAATTTACAAAGTTTACAAGTCAGGTGATATGATTGCGCTCAATGCTCTTGGATCAGATTCAGGAGAGCAGAGAGTAGTTACCGCAACAGATACAACTTTGAGATTCGATCTTAAAGAAACGTTCCCAAGCATCTTCTATGCAACAGTTTCTTATCCTCTTGTTAGAAGAAATGCTCTAGAAATTAAGAAGGATCTACGCACTCGTAGATATGTTAAGATCAATTGCGCCACACATCCTAACGGTGTTGCTGGTCCATACGATCTAGGTTTCTCTGATGTCTATAAAGTTAGAACCATTAGAGTAAGAACCGATTCAACATTCCCAACATCAAATACTGATGGAACGAATGCTACAACTTCATTTGTCATAAACAATGGACAAAAAGATACTCATTACGATCACGGAACAATCAAGCCACAAGTATCACTTTCTAGCACAACTAGAATCCTTGTTGAACTAGATTACTTCATTTCAGACTTCACTAATCGTGGTGGTTACTTCTCTATCGATTCTTATCCAGTTCAAGATGACGACGCACTATTCAATGCATCTACAAACATCAGAACTGAGAATATTCCTATCTTTAGATCACCAACAAATGGTGCAACTTATGATCTAAGAAATTGCTTGGACTTTAGACCTATTAAGACAAACTCTGCAACAGATGCTTTGACTGTAGTAACTGCATCTACAAATCCGGCAAAGTCTACATCATTCTCATCACCTGCTTCGGGATTGAAGTTCCCTGTGCCATCTTCATTGATCACATATGACTTCCATTATTACCTAGGCAGAACTGATCTACTAATTGTTGATAAAGATAATAACTTCCAGATCATCAAGGGTATTCCAAGTGCTAACCCACAGACACCTCAGATTTACCCTGGAACAATGGCACTATATTCAATTAATATTGCGCCATATCCATCCTTGTCACCTGCTTATGCAGTATCACTAGGACGTTCCGATCTAGCATGTTCTAGCCGTCGTCTTTCAAACATTCGTTTCACAATGCGTGATATCGGTGTTCTAAAGCAGCGTATTGTTAACCTAGAATACTATACATCTCTATCTGTTCTAGAACGTTCTGCAACCAGCACATCAATTCAGAATGATCTAGGTGGCGAAAGATTTAAGAACGGTATCTTTACTGATACCTTTAGAGATGATTCGCTTTCTAGAACCGACGATACGGAACAGAGAATCACATTCGATCCAGAAGAGAAGTCAATTCGTCCTCTTTACAAGATGGAAACAGTTGCTTTCGATTATAAGTCTGGAACAAACGTCAAGTATAACAGCCCTGTGATTACTCTTAACTATACAGAAGTCGAGTATTTCAATCAACTTAAGGCAACTGTCGATGTTAACGTGGAGCGTGGTTCTTGGTTGTATATCGGAACAGTTAACCTATTCCCTGATCAAGATATTTGGATTGATACTAATATCATGCCTGATGAAAAACTCGGCAGTCAGTCAATCAAGATTGTCACCTACGGATCACAGGCAAACGGTTATCTTACCAATGCTTACACTACAGATAAGTATGGATATTCTGGAAATACAGTAACAACTTTCGGTAACTTTACTGCTAATGCTACACCCGGTGTTGTCGATATTATCAATAGCACTGAATGGAAATCTTGGCAGAAGTGGGTTACTGGTTATAAGATTTATAAAGGCACAGGATCAACCAGAACTCTTGTTGGTAGTGCTTCAACTTATGATCAAGCCAGAACAATCGCTAACTCCAACAACCCTGTAGGTGGTCCTGGTGTAACAATCGAGACTGTCTATAATAATCAAAGAACTGGTACACAGTATTGGGAAGCAGCCGGAACAGATGTTGTCCAAACAGACTATAAGATCATTGACATTCAGTCATATCCTTATATCCGTCCACAGATGATCACTGTTCAATGCACCGGACTCAAGCCTTTCACTCGTGTTTGGCCATTCTTTGACAACGTTCCAGTTGCTAATAACTCTCGTCCTGTCACAGCTAACCAGTTTGGTTGGATCATTAAGAACGGACAGTTTGGTCTACCATCTAACACTGTCATTGATTTGACCAAAAATACCACAAGTAATAACATGCTGGCAGCACCTTCTACACTAGGTACATGGTCACAGTTTGGATCTGATCTAGTAACAGATTCGAATGGTGAAGTTACCTTCCAGTTCCAAGTCACATCTGGACAGTTCCGTGTTGGCCAGCGTTCGATGCTTGTTATTGACAGTCGCTTGCCGGTAGATCAGAACGCATTCAAAACTAGATCAGATATTCCAGATGAAATCTCTACAGGTGGTACCGCAACATTTACTGCTTCCGGACAGTCTGTAACTAAGCAGCGCACAATCTTGTCAACAAAGACAGTTTCTTATCACTCAGAAGCCGTAAGACAAGATTTCCCATCATCTGATTGGCAGTCACTTGCTGCTCCTCCACCACCGGCAAGATGTTCACATTCTTGCTCTGCCTACTCATTCTTGGCTAGAGCACCAAATGGTGAAGAAGGTATCTTCCTAACAGGTGTTGATATCTTCGTTTCAAGAATCGGCCGTCAAGGATTCTGGGTCGAAATTCGTGAAATGGATGCTGGTCAGACCATTACAAGAAACACTGTTCCATATTCAGAAGTGTTCTTTAATGATCCTACAAAGGTTCCTATTTCATCAAATGGTAAAGACAACCCATGTAAGGTTAAGTTCCAAGCACCGGTATTCTTGTATGATAATACTCAATATGCTATCGTCATTCACCCAATCAACGCTAACCCTGATCTTTATGTTTGGGTTGCTAAACTTGGCCAGAATGATGTTAACGGACTTGGCCCTGTGGTTGATCGTCGTGGATTCGGCACATTCTTCCAGACAAACAACAATACAAACTGGGATATTGTTCCTGATACTGATCTAACCTGCTATTTCTATAGAGCAGAATTTGCGAAGAATGTGGACGGTATTGCTTATCTTGCTAACAAACCGCTTGAGAAAATCTTCCTTAAGAATCAGTCAATCACATTTGGTGAAAACCTAGGTGAATTGGTTCTATCAGGCGATAAGTTGACAACCTCTATTCCAGTTGGCGGATCAATCTCTGTAGGTGATGTTATTCACGGTAACACATCAGGTCAGAACAGCACAGTAATTAATATCTCTGCTGGAATGATTCATTGTTCAAATACTGGATACATTCAAGGTGAAGAATTTTACGTCCTAGACGGAACAACTCTACTTTCGAAGGCAATCTTTGCTAATATTCTTGATATCAGCAATGCATATGGTACTCTAGATTATTACATCGATGGTCCCGATACATCTCTACTTCATCTAGGCGGATCAGGAGGCGGCTTCGTCACTGGCGATTCTGTTATCTGTTCAACAGATTGGAGTAAATCAGGTGTGATTGAAAAGGTTGAGTCAATCTCAAACTTTAGATATTCTACTGTAACATTCGAACCTTCTTATCTGTCATTCAAGAATACAGATATTCAGTTCTATATGCGTCCAACAACTGTTGCAGGAACACTAGGAACTTATTTCCCTATTGATCCTTCTGAGTTGCATGAGTTTAACAGAGAGCAAGCAATTCTCTCTAAGTCAAACGAGATGACGTTGCTTGGCGGAACTCAGTCAATGAACGTTCAAGTTATTATGCGTTCTTCATCAAACGCTGTTTCACCAGTAGTTGATGCAGGCAGAACACATGCTATCATTATTGATAACATCATTAATAACAATACAACTGGTGAGACTTGGCCAACCAACGGTCTACTCCTTAATAAGTATATGACTAAGACTGTAACACTGGCTGAAGGACAAGATGCAGAAGACATTCGTATTATTCTTGCTGCTTATCGTCCACCAGGAACAGACGTAAAGGTATGGATCAAGATTCTAAATGCAGAAGATGACACACCTTTTGATGAAAGACCATGGACAGAACTATACAAGGATAATAGCGGCGACGTTATCTATTCTGATCTAGATCATAAGGATGACTTTAAGGAATATACATTCCTTGTTCCAACTTCAACAATTGATAGAGTAACACTAGCAAATACTAAGGGTATCGCAGTTGTTAATGTTGGAGATACTCTAGAAGGACTAACATCAGCATTTACATCAAGAGTCAATTCAATAGAAGGATCTATCTATCTAATGTCTGGCTCCGGATACTCTGCCGGTGAAACTGCAAATGTTATCGTTAGTGGTGTTGTCGTTGGTAACACCGAGATTTATGCCACAGGGCGTCCAGTTGCTCTTAATGGTGGTGTCTCAAACGTTATAAGTTATACAACCGACTCTGGCGTAACTTATTCATCATATAAGTATTTCGCTGTTAAGATCGGACTACTTAACGATGGATTGAATACTGCAATTGTTCCTAGAGTTGGTGATCTAAGAGTTATCGCACTACAAATGTAATGGAGAACAAATGGAATTTCGTTTTGACCCAAGTGAATTTATTGAAGAGATAACAATTGACTTTCAAGATGGAGCGGGGCCTGTCCCCGCCCATCAGCACATAAAAGGCGGTGGCTGGGTTGCATCAACCGCCCATGTAGATGATACCTGTTATGTCGGTCCTTTTGCAATGGTTTATGGTGAAGCAAGAGTTACCGGCAAGGCAATTATTAATGATTATGCAAAAGTATATGGTAAGGCACAAGTCTATGACAATGCGAAAGTTTATGGTGATTGTCAAGTTTATGGAGATGCCCAGGTATATAATGATGCTAAGATTAGTGGACACTCAAAAGTATATGGTAACTGTAGAATACTAAACAACGCCATGGTTTATGATAGTGCAGAAGTATTTGGTAGTGCTATTGTAAGAAACAACGCAGAAGTCTTAAACGAATCTAAAGTTCATGGTAATGCGGACATATACGATTCAATCAAGATATATGATAACAGTATCGTTACAAGAAAACCAAAAGTATGTTACGGGTTTGATTACAATATTACAGTAACAGATCATCATATATGTATTGGGTGTGTCACATTTCCTCCTAAGTTCTTAGAGACTACCGGTAAGAGAGTAATGCTAATGATGCAGTATCATCCTGACGACGCATCAAAATGGATTCAAGCAATTAGTTTCTTAGCAGAATTTCACAAGTGTACCGATAGACCAGAGGATGTTGAGAGTTATAACGAAAGAAAAGTTCTCACCGATCTACTAAATGCGAGAATCGGACTATGAATAACAAAAAAGATGTGAAAACAGATGTTCCCGGTATTTACCGATCCCCGGAAGGATTTCTTATAAATAAAGATAACAATGCTCTTGCTGCATACAAAGCAAAGCGGATAAGAGACCAGGAACTTGATAAGATGAAGGAAGAAGTTTCTTCGCTGAAAGATGACATCAACGAAATAAAAGAAATGCTAAAGAAGGTTTTAAAGTAACATGGGATTAACAACCGTAAATCTTACTGACACATTCGATCAGCAAAGACTAAAGATCAATCAATCTATCCTTTATCTAAACGACCAGAATTTGTTGTTGAACTTAGCGTTTGATACAACCAATTCAGCATTTGGTGTGGCCAATGCGGCCTATAACAACGCCAACATAGGGTTTGTTTCTGCTAATAACTACTCTGGATTTATGGCAAACAGCGGTAACGCATTTGCTGTATCAGTTGGTATAGCAGGTAACGTTTATGCAAATCTTGTAGGTACTTCTGGTAATACATATGCTAATCTTGTAGGTGTATCAGGAAACACATACGCAAATCTTGTAGGTACTTCTGGTAATACATATGCTAATCTAGTAGGTATATCAGGCAATGCTTATGCTAATCTGGTAGGAATTTCTGGTAATACATATGCAAATACAGTCGGACTTGCAGGAAATGCTTATGCTCTTTTCATCGATACTGCATCTAATACAGCAGCCTACGCAAACATCAGAACTTCTACAGTAGCAGCAAATGCCTATGCTTTGAGCATTGATTCAGCATCTAATACCGCTGCTTATGCCAACATCTTGGCATCAACCGTTGCAGCAAATGCCTATGCTTTGAGCATTGATTCAGCATCTAATACCGCTGCTTATG